TGTTGGTGTAATGGTATTAGTAGGTGTAATGGTATTGGTTGGTGTAATTGTATTAGTAGGAGTAATTGTATTTGTAGGTGTTTGAGTTGGTGTAATGGTGTTAGTAGGTGTAATAGTATTTGTTGGTGTAATAGTATTTGTAGGAGTTTGGGTAGGCGTAATGGTATTTGTTGGTGTTTGAGTTGGTGTAATGGTATTGGTAGGTGTCATTGTATTTGTAGGAGTAATAGTCTGTGTTGGTGTTATTGTATTTGTAGGTGTAATGGTATTGGTAGGTGTAATGGTATTTGTAGGAGTTTGAGTTGGCGTAATAGTATTTGTTGGTGTAATGGTGTTAGTAGGCGTAATGGTATTTGTAGGAGTTTGAGTTGGAGTAATAGTATTTGTTGGAGTTATGGTATTGGTTGGAGTTATTGAATTAGTAGGAGTTTGAGTTGGTGTATTTGTTGGTGTTTCAGTAGGTGTATTCGTACTAGTTATTGTATTTGTTGGAGTTATAGTTGGAGTTCTAGTTGGAGTTCTAGTATTTGTTGGAGTTACAGTTACAGTATTAGTTGGTGTTTCAGTGGGAGTAATTGTATTTGTTGGAGTACTTGTTATAGTATTTGTAGGGGTAAGAGTTGGAGTTTTCGTATTCGTTGGTGTATTTGTAACTGTTGGTGTAGGTGTTGGTGTAGTCAAATTATTAAAACAACTTAAAATAAACTGAAAATTTGTTTCTATATTAACGTTAGTTGTGACTATAACTTTGACATAGTACATGAAATCATTGATAGATATAGTGTCCGAACCAGTACCACCAGTGTATGAATTTGGTGATGTTGTTGGTATTGGAGCATATACATCAAATATATCTTGGGTTGTACCTCCTGTGTATTCAAATAATACATCTCCAAAAATATTTGTTTGGTCTATCTCAACGTAATATGTTATCGGTGTATCTGAATATTGTCCTGTTATTATTTCATTGCATTGATATAACTCTCTTTCTTCAAAACATGAAACTGATATTCTATACGTTGAATCAAAATCATCGTTGGATATCACTTTGACTCTGATTTTATCAACATTTTGAGGAATAAAAATTTCAACACTATCTGTTCCTCCAGTATATTTGTATTGCGTTGTTGAAGCATTAAATGGCACATATACTTCAAATTCTTCTTCAAGGGTATAACCAGAATAATTAAATGTTATTACTCCATTCGTGTTATTATCATTATCTATATCAAAATAATAATCCTTTGGTGTCGCTGAATATCCCGCCTCAACTTGTTCATTACACCCAATTAATGATAATTTTGTTGTTGATGGTGTAATTGTTGGTGTTATTGAATTTGTTGGTGTTATTGAATTTGTTGGTGTTATTGTTGGTGTTGGAAGTACATATGGAGACAAACAATCTACTTCAAAATCAAATTTAGATTCGGGGTCTGGTGTAGTAACATCAACTCTTATTATATTGTATGTTCCATCAATAAAAATTGTTTCACTACCCGAAAACCCATCAAACGTATATGGTACAGACAATGATGAGGGTGCATATACTTCAAAAATATCATTTGTACTATAACCTGAATAATTAAATATTATATATCCTGTTTGATTATTAGATTGTGTATTAACATAAAATGTTTGTTTAATCTCTGAATATGTTCCTGATATATTGAAATTACATGGATATACCGTAGCGGGTTGTATACATGAAACATTGAATTGATATTGTGTTTCAACATTAATACTTGTTATTACTTTTACTCTTACAATCTCAGTATTCGACGGTATTGCTATAGTTGCAGAACCAGAACCTCCACCAAATACATAGGGAGTTGTAGTCGCGCTATATGGAACATAAACTTCGAATACATCCTCTTCAACGTAACCATCAAAGGTGAACGTTATGGTTCCATTCAAATTGGATGTGTTGTTTATATCAATGTAATAATTGACTGGTGTATTTGAATAAACACCAAAAATTGTTGTGTCGCAATTTCTTGTTACTAATGGTTTTGTTGATGTTGGTGATGGTGTTAATGTTCTTGTTGGTGTATATGTTGGTGTTTTGGTGACTGTTGGTGTTAATGTTCTTGTTGGTGTATGTGTTGGGGTACGTGTTGGTGTTCGAGTAACTGTTGGTGTTGGTGTTAAGTTTGGAATTGGTGGTAATGTCGGACAATTTATTTCATATTCTTCTCTTTCTAATTGTTCAATAGTTGGGATTGTGTCACAATTATCTGAATTTGGCACATAGTAATATTGTTGTAGTTTCATATCCATGTTATTAAACTTGGTATACGAATGCTGCATTAATATTTGATAATTATTATTACCGTTGAAAATTATAATATTTGATAAATCTGTATCATTATTTACATTTAAATGGAAATATATGTTTGGTTCACAATAATCTAATGTTACTCCACTTATTTCTAATAATTCACCATTATGTGCAATTAGGTAATCACCCCGCCTTATGTAATTAATCGTTTGACCAGTTTGTTCCAACTCAGGACAACATCCATCAATGTAGTCTTGTGTTTGTATTGATTCCTCTGTTATTACTTGTAAATATTCAGGTAATCTGTTATCAAATTCATATTTTTTCTTATCTGTTATTGACCCATCAATTTCATTTATGTTTTTGTTGGTATAAACCCTAAGTCTGCTTGTAGGTAAAACTTCAAATATTTCAGTTCCAGATGAACCACTTGTTGTAATTATGTTCTTTTTAATCGAACCAAGACAATCTATATTTGATACTGTCAAACCTGTATATAAAAATGTAAATGAAAAATCGTTCAAGGACTTACCTTCTACTACTTGTTGATATGTATAGTCTGCATTAGAAAGATATATTGCAGATAATATTGTTTGTCCTGAAACAATATCCTCAATTAATGTTGGAATAATATTATTTGATGTAATATAATCTTCAATATCAACAGATGTGGTGTTTACATCGATAGTTACACCACTTATTACTAATACTGTTGTTCCACTTTTTATACCATAATCAAAACTTTGTCTATATTGTACGATTGGTTCTATTGTATAACCCGTTGTAAGAGATGAATCATATGGATTACAAACTGATTTAAGTTGTAATCCTTGTAACTTTATTTTTACATCACAGTTTGCAGCATCAATAAACAATAAATCAACTTCTTCATTTTCTGTCAGTGCACTTAATCTCAATGTACAAATATCTTCAACGGATAGTCGTGTAATATCATCAGAACAATTTATGTATGAATGGACAGGACTATAAGGTCCTCCTCCAGTATCAAGTACACCAATAGTATCACCAGTAAATGTGATTAATATATCGCCAATTAATCTACAATCTTCACTACCATCTTCATAAATCGTATCATTTTCGAAATCAAAATTTACTTGAACACCGCATGTCGGACCTGTCTTGTTATATTCTGACGCAAAACTTAAATCAATAAAATCTCTTACTGAACAATCGTTTGTTCCGAAATATAATGAGGTAAATACAATCGATGACCCCGAAAATTCATATTTAATTTTTTGTGTTGGACTGTTAACAACGTTTTCAATGAGATTTATTACTGCTCCACTCCATAAATTTTGTACTTCGGAAATATCAGGAGTTACATAAGTTTTATAATCACAAATAAGTGGTAAACTTGTTGCACCTGTGAGTAATGAAGTACAACCCCCGTCATCAATATACGTTGATATATCTTGAGAAAACCCTGTGTATAATCTTGCCGAAACATCAGATACTGATGTTGTACCACTAATTACAACAACCTCATCTTCTGATGAACCACTGTAGATTTTTCCATCAATATTTATTATAGGTACTAATGTTATACTACTTATACTAGATAAACCTCTTAAATTTATTTCTTCACTCAACATTGTTTCTAAATCCTCTTCTATTGATATTTCGAAATCAGGATATAATGTTTGACTGAACTTTTTACTTACACAACCTTTTTTATATTGATACTTGTTTCTACCGAATACACTATTTTGTATAATATTACCACCTGTCCATATTGTAGACGCTGGTATGAATTGTTCTAATAATTTTGTCCAATATGGACTTATGGTGTTAACAAATTCATTTATTGTTGGAAGATTATAAGCAGTAAATCCTGTACTATTTAAATATGACCTGTATATATCCTCAAGTTTGATGTAATTTTTTTTGTATTTAATCAAATGTGAATTTTCAATTTGACCACTTATTACATTATTAAGGAACTGTGAAAATGTTACTCCTGTCTGTGGTTCTAATGTCGCAGTCCCAAAAGACAATAATAATTCTCTTGATTTTCTATAGATATCATAATCTAAAGCACGTGCAGATGAAACATAAATATTGATATTTTTTCTGTTTAAAATCAAAGGTGAGAATATATCATCTGTATGTGATTTTATATTATCAATCTGTGACTCTAATTCATAACCAGTATCTAAACCCGGTAAAGTCCTAAAAATATCAAAGTAATCTTCTCCGTATGTAAAATCTTTGTTTTTTGTTTTAATTACTTTCGTTCTACCTGTTAATATTGAATTATCATTATCTATTATATCTATTGACCTGTGTTGGTTAGTTCTCTCATACCACCCCGCACCTTTTTGAAAAAATATGTCTGATGTTAAATCAAATGCTCTTCTCGGTAATCCGGTGACTTCATCAACAGGATAATTTTCTCTACTGAATGTTGTTGAACCTGAAAATAATGCATCATAAATATCACTTTGTATGTCTAATGATTTTGGCATAGATGTTACTCTATACACATATTCATCGAATATTATCATAGGTTCAGGTATACCCAAGAACCTTAAAAAAAATATAATCCCCTTTCTTGTACCTTTAGATTTGAATAAATTAGCAAGATTCACAAGTAATCTTCTATAAAATTCATACTCGGATTCAATTATATTCACACCCAATGATATCCCGTCATATGTATTGTCTATCCTTGAATATAAAAGTTTTTCAATACTTTTTTCATCTGTTAAATCAAGGGCTTCAAACCCTAAATTATTGGATAAATTTTTTAGTAATATATCGGGTACATTATTTATACCATCATACGTAACATTACGCATATATGCAATGTTATCAATGAATTTCTTTACTCTATCAAAACTCTGACCATACAATTGAAATACACTTTCACCCTTTTGCTCCTCGGTATCAAATTCATATAGTTGTGGTGATGACATGAATCTTACAAATAAATTAGATTTGTAATTATCAACTTCATCAGCAATATCACTTAGATTTCTTACATAATTTTCATATTCTAATCCAATAATTTTGGGGTTCCAATTATCCTCGGATATTGACCAAGTAATACTTTCTTCATTTATTTGTATTCTTGTGTTATTGTAATTATCTCTTGGGACTTTGAATGTTGCGGTAAACTTTGGATTAGTATCTCGATTAATTAAAATAGATTCTAATTCATCTAAATTCTTGTAAAATTCTTCGACAATACCATCATTTGGTCTAATAAGTATATTTTCAGTATACGCAGTAACCGTAAATGGTTTACCATTAACTTTTAAATTAATAGTTGTTCTATCTGTAGACACAACTGAATTGATGATGTTGTATGTATTCCCACTGATATCTAAAGTATAGTTAGTATAAGATGAATAAAATCTTCTTAGTGTATTATCATCTAATGTTCCTAAACTATAATTGGGCTCAATCAATTCTATCCCAAAAGGGTTGAATATCATAGATACTTCAACATCAAAATTCGTTGTATTAAAACTATTGTCATAGACAATATTTTTTGCACCATATTGTTCTAAACTTATAGGACTTTTTGTATTTACATAAAAAGCTGCTGGATAATTTTGTATGATATTTGTAAGGGATGCTAATATTCTTTTTTTAAGAGAACCAAATAATGATTTATTCGCATTTTTTTTATCTGAATTAAACCTGATTGTTGTGTCTGATTGAATGGACGTTGATGTATTATTTACTGAGTTTACAATTTTTTTTTCTAAATCATCTAACGTTAGAAAATCAGAAAAAGGTTGAGATGAAAAATTTTTATCATCTTTCTGTGGAATAACTTTATCTAATAAAAAATTCGTATTTGTTAATTGACTAGTACCATCAGTAATTTGCACACCAACTAAATTGTCACTGAATGTATCAGAGCCACTTGCAGCTTGACTTGGAACTTTTCTTTTAACCATTATAATGTAGTAATATTATCAAAATTTAATGTCTCATCAACATCTGTTCTTTGTTCTCTTATTTCGTATAATGTTTCATTAAATTCATCTTTAATTTCATATAGATTATATTGTTTATAAATGTTGTTATTATTGTCATATATTGTATATATTCCTGAAGAAATTGCCTTACTTTGATTGCCAAATAATGCATGTGCTAATGTTGAGACATCATGTTCAACCATTTCAATTTCAATTGTTGTTGGGTTAAAAAAAGTATTCGTTAAAATAATTTTTTGTGATGGTTGTCCTATGTACGGTATTGTATTCGGTTTATTTGATGGTGTAGATGAAGGTGTGACAGTCAAAAACATTAAATTAGTTGGTTGGTCACTATATTGATAACGTATCGCTTTTTGTGTTGTACTAGTCACATTAGTAGTTACAGGTGTACAATAAAAATTTGATGTTATTAATCTATAAAAATTAGGAACTTTTTTATTGTCAGTTTGATTTATATATTCAATTCTGTAACCAACTAATCCTTGTGGTGTAAATTTATTTCTATCGGCATTTGGTACATTACTTAAATCAATTATCACACCTCTTACAGAAGGTAATGAAGATAAAACTCCACAATCAGTAATTGTTGTCCTGATTTGTTTTGGTCTAAGGTGTAACGTATATATTCCCAATTCCGTAAAATCATTTGATGATAATTTTAAATTGTATAATCCACCCAATAATTCAACATTTGGTGCATTTATATCATCTGTTGTTTGTGAGTTATGATAAATTGGAGTCAACAAATCAACAGCACTTAATTTCTTCAAAGTAACTTCAGTTGAAGAAACCCTATTTGACGAATAATGAAAATATAAATCAACATCTTCTGGTGATACGTCTGCCGGTCTTATCGTACCATATGCTCCTATCGACATAAAGTTTTATTTATAAATATAATTTTATTGTTTTTTTATTTGAAAATATTCATTTTGATAGACCTCTAATTCACCAATACTATCGATTTCAGATAATCTAAAATTATTTTCTAATACACTTTGTTTTTTTCTATCAACAAATATGTCAGAATATATTTGAGGTTCATCTACAAAACCTAAAAAATGTTCATTACGTGTAATTAATTTATTGAATACTTCTTCTCTTGTATAACCTGTTGTACTTCCGGTAATCATTGTGTATCCATCATTGTAATCTTTATAATATAAACCATCAATTGTATATGCTGTATAATTACCAATATTATCTATACCAATTGTTGTTCCACTATATTCATTCTGTCCATATAATTTTAGTTCTTGTACTCTACTTTTTCCAATCGCTAAATATGTGAATCCAGATATTGTATATCCTGTAATATTGGTATTATCTAAATCATATAGATAATTTTGTGTTTGTCCTGTTGCGTTTGTGTACGATGGTACAGACACATTAGAAAATGTCCCTAAAGGATTGTATTTAAATATATTTTGAGGTATTGTAACTTTTTTTTCTAATATTTGAGTGCTCCATGGTGAGTTTAGAGAAATTCTAATTGTGTATGTGTTGTTATTAACGTATGTATGTGTTATTGCAGGTAGATTAGTTCCTACGATACCACTATTGATATCTATGTTTGATGTTGTTCCATCACCCCAATTTACATCATATGTTTGTTCAACTATCGTTCTTAATTTATCAGGATTTACTGTATTATACAATGTTATTGTTTTATCAATTTGTGTATATGAAAAGTTTACCAATTGTTCTACCTGTTCAATATTACCATCAAATCCAACCATTACTCCATATTCATCAACTTTTGATTCTAAAAATATCGGTATGTTATAAGAATAATAAGAATTTGTATCGTTGATTGTTTTCCATTTATCACCATTCCATTTGTAATAACCAACTGCAACACTACCTGTTACATTATAATATATATCATTTATGTTTGGTCCGATATATAAACTACCCGACCAAGGAATAATTTTATCTTGATAATCATACCAATTTTGACTATTCAATGATACTAAAACAACTTCAGGAATTTTTTTTCTTAATAATTGATATTTATTTTTTTCCATTAACAATTTCCTCCACCTTTTTCATAAAATTTTATTGGGTTACTTCTAATTCCGATTCTATTACCAATAATTCCATCAAATTCGTACACTTCATATGTATAATTAGTCATATTGATTATAATTTTATAATACATATCTTCAGATTCATCAACTTCATCTATACTACTTAAACATTTATTAGTAAAGTCAACAATTGAACCATCACCACCATTAAAAAATTTTGCGGTCATATATAATGTATTTCCTGTAAATTCGGTTTCATCATATGGTGTTTCATCTTGAAACCAAAAAAAATACATATTTTCTTTATTTTTATAGTTTGAACCCATGAATACGGGTACAAAAACAAAATCATTAAAGTTATCTGCTGTCAAATAAAATCTTTCACCTGTGGGTAAATCTAAATTTTTTCCAAATATTAGTTTTCTATTGTCTCGATTAGGGATTTCATCATTTGGTGTTTTATAAAATTCTAATCTAAAAAAACTATTTGTAGATTGTTTAGTTAATTTAGAATTTTGAGAATTAGTGATTCCAACACTTTCATAATTTTGAACATAATTATTACCATCTAAAAAATAAAAATAATACCAAATATCATTTTGACTATACGAAACACTATCTATGGTTGAAGTATAATTTTTGTGAATATATCTAACTGTCTCATAATTTTCAATATCATTTATAACAATATCTAATAATTCAGATTCATAACTATTCATTGATTCCACCCAACCTAAATCTATTCTATAATCAGATGTATTAGATGGTACAATATTTAAATCAACTAATGGTTTTAATATTTTCATATTAACATTTAATTCTTTTTAATAAAAATGAGGTTAAACCTTCTTCTTTATTTGTATATAATTTTTCGTTTCTTAAATAAACATTTATATTCTTTATCACATAATGAATGTCATTGACAAATGGGAAATCAGTTCCATTTCCTTCATCATCAATAAATCCATGTTCATATAAATCTCTCCATTTCCATAATTTTTCGTCATCAAAATATTTTACATTTTCAGGCAAATTGATGACATTATCAACTTTTGAAGTTTCAATATAAGGTGATAGTTGTCTAAGTTTTACTTTGTGATGTGGTTGAAAATATAAACCAAACATGTTAGTATTTGATGCTCCTTGATAAGATGCATTATCATTTTGATTGTAATCAAAAATATCAGTCGGTATTGTAATTTTATGGTAACATTCACTTATAACTCTTTCTTTAAATTCTGAATTATTATATTCAATAAAACCTCCAATCAAAGGTGTACCAACATAAATTTGATTTCCAGATTTAAAGTTATATGTTGTTGAATTTTCTGTTTTAGAAAATTGAGTAAATGATAAATTGTTTTCTTTTGATGTATCTCCATCAAAATGTTGGTCTATCCATGTATCGTGAAAGTGAAATTTATAACCAACTTTTGGTGGGTAGTCAAAATAACCGTTTTTATTTCTAAATAAAATTGTTACATAAACTTCTGTTGGAGTATACCCTAAATTGTTAGTAATGCCTGATAAATAAAATGGTCTTTTAAAATCAAACAATACACTTTCCATTCTATTTTTTTCAACTAAATAATTGTTAATTCCAGCAGAATTTTCAAATAATAATTTTTTTTCGTCTTCCCATATAGATGATTCAAAACCAATATTATCCATTATATAATCATCGATATTTGTTAATGTCTTATGTTTATGAACATAATATTGTGAGGTTGTATTATTAATATCTTTTTTATTCAAACATCTTTTACCAAAAATTACAGTATTGTTAGTTAATGTTATAGTATTTGAAACTTCAGATTTTAATATTTTAATTATAAATTTTTCTGAATTATAAGTTTCATCTCCAACTATATCAATATAAAATATTTTATCAATAATAGGTAAAGAATTTATAATTGAATTGTTAAGAATAATATATTCTCCAACACTCATTCCATGTTCAACAGTAGTAGTTAAAATATAATATCTTGAATCTGATGATATTACAAATGGTATTCCATCCTCTGCTTTGAATGTATAAGTAACATTATTAGATAATGTATATGATAATTGATATTGTGTATCTGATGTATATACATATGATAAATAAACATTCCAATTATAATACGGTGCATCAATATTTGTAATTGTGGTATGCCCCGTGTATTGTGTAAATAATTCAATATCAGGTGTAAAATTTATCACTGTGTTTCCTGATGATGGATTATTTATTTCTCTCAACGTATCGTTTCTAAACAACGCAAATTCATTATAAGGTATGTATCCAGTATCATTGCCAGCTTCTCCAACACCAAGAAGATATAAATTATTTCTCAAGTAATCATATTGTGTTGTTCCAACATATTCATTACTAAAAATTAATTTTATTTTACCATATATTTTATATTTAATACTTTGATTTCTTTCCTTGTTGTATAATTCAGATACACTTAATATAATATTCTTGTCATTTTCTCTAAGTAAATTTTGAGAATTATTTAACTCTAATAACGTATTTAATTCTTCTTCGGGTGCATTGAAGTATCTTTTTGTTGGTAATATGACTTTTCTTTTATTCATTAGTCTACAGTTATAAATGCATTTTTAGGTCCAAAGTATTTTGTAAAAATATCAAAAGATGTTTTTTCTGGTTTTAAACCAAAATAGAATAAAAATGGTGTTGATAAAACTTGTTTATTTCCACTATAATTTTTTTGAGTTTGAAATAAAAATGTTTCAAATAATCCATTTACATATCCTTGGGACTGTTTGACCCATGTTTTATTAACAACAACATATAAATCACCTGTAATTGGTGTCTTTTTAAAATCTGAACCGGCATATGATAAGACATGTAACCATATATTTCCTTCAATATATTCTAACGCACCATTTGTTGATGTGTTAGGTGGTGATAAACTAATTACATCAATACGTTCTAACATATTTTCATATGAACCTTGTATTGATATTGTCGGGTGTGTTATTGTCATTGGTTTCAACAAATATTCTTCTTCTCCATCACTCATTAAATAATTTGTGGTTGTTGAATTATGTGATGATATTGAAAATATTCTTTGTAATTTCATGGTCGCAATATTTTGTCTATCCCATTTTTGCGTATCAGATATTAGACCATACCCACCAAAACCATCATCTTTTTTATCCCATAAATAAAATGGAACTTTTTGTGAAAAATCTCCTAATCTATTATTAAGGCATCCTCTTACAAATGCACCATTTACATCGAATTTAAAATCTATAGGTAATGGTCCAAATAAATTATTTCTCTTAAAATAAGAGGCGAACTGTGGACTTTCTGGGTCCATAAATTCATTGTTATATATAAAATATTGGGGACTATCTAAGTCAAAATCTTCAATACCTGATTCGCAATTGATTGATATTAACTGTAAAATGTCTCCATCCAATACTTTAATATTTGAACCATATTCAGTTCCACTAAAGAATTCATCAATTTTAAACTTTGCATTTGATGCGTCTAATCGGTAATTCAAAGCATGTTCTAATATTAATGCTGGGTCTTGGTATGAAGTTTTAGATATATCTCTAATTACTGAACAATTTGGGTCTATATTTGAATCTGAACATATTTCGTAAAAAAATTCATCTCGAACTCCTAAATCATAAAATGTTGTTGGATGTAATATTTGTTTTTGATAAAGTGAAGAATTTGTAACTTTGAAATATTGTTGCCCGATAAATTCGCCAACATTATTTGTAAATTTATATGGTGTGCTTCTGTAATAAAAATTATCATCAAATACATTATAGAATATTAATTCTCTTGGATATTTTGAACCACCTTGGTTCAAATCAAAATTGGATTCATCATCCCATCTTAGTCTTCTATCAAATTTGAAAAAATAAAGTATTCCGTGTAACCAATTATCAATAAATGAATAATTTACAATACCACCACAAAAGGTTGTACTCATTCTTTTTCTATTATACCATTCTCTTATTGCAATAAGATTTCTACTACCTCCATTTATTGATGGTATTATTGTAAATACTCCATCTCTAAATTCAGACAATCCTGATTTTGTTCTTCGGTCATATGTTGAATTACCGATTTTATTCCAAGTAACTTTATATGGTAGTCTTTGTGTTGATTGTGTACCAATGATAGTTGATAATAAATTATAATTCAAAGGTCTTGTCTGAGATTCTTGATAACCACTTGAATATGTTGGTGGATTAAGTGGGTCTGTAACAGAACCATAATTTGTTGTTTGCCCCCACAAATAGGTTCTAACAATGGATTCATCAAATACTTTATCATATTTCTGACAACCTTGTTCTATGACGACATTATTTCCTTTTGTTTGTTCGTCTATTAATTTTGACCTATCACCAATTCTTAGAACAGCGTATGTATTTGTATCGTCAACAGTAGTATTCTCATAGTCAATACCAGTCAATTCATTCCATTCATCATAAGTAAATACCAAGTATTTTCCATTACCTAAACCAAAAGTATTCATTAATCCACCACCATTATCCACAATAAATTTTGTATCAAATGAATTAACACCATCATTGAAAAAAATTAGGAACTCAGTAAAACTTACACTATTAGATGAACTAATTGGATATATGTTTGCAAAATATCTTGATGTATTTGTGTCATTTGGTATTGATACAGTCAAGGTATGTAGATTATCTAAGTCTGAATAATTAATCGTATCTGCATCTGCACATAATCCTTCATTTGATTTTGACGATTGATTAGGGAATAAATCCGGTAATAGTGTGGTAGCGTCATTTTCACTACTACTAAAATTAGTTGATGACTCAGTGTTTTTTATATATAATAAAACATATTTATTTGCACCTGATTCGTAATTATTTAATTTTAATTTAACTTCTCCGATTCTACAATAATTATTTTGGAATGATGTGTCTTGTGTAACATATTCATCATCAGACAAACATTCTTCACAATCGGGATATATTGTCAATGATAGTAAAACTGTGAATCTATCTTGTATTTTATATGCTAAATCCTTTAATTGTTCACCTAATTTTTCAAATAACCTTACTCTAATTATTGGAATAACTAAATTGGAAAAGAAATCTGCAATCGTATATACAAACCCACCCAATAATTCTCCAAATTTTACAAATACAGTGTTTATTATAAGTAAAAAAAATAATACAATCTGTGATATAAGAAGATTAAAATTAGTTCTGTTTTTGAATGCGAAATTGGTTGGGAAATAGTTTACTTTAGAAGCACAATCTTCTTCAATTTTTGGTCTTATTTGTTTTACTCCTAAAAATGCATCTCTTCTTGATGTTTCATAATGCGTACCTTGAAAAGAAGATATTGTATATACTTTACCATATGTAAATTTGTAAAAATAATCCTCTGGTATTCCATTGTTGTTAGTACCTAACATCAAATCTTTTTTATGATTTTTGACGAAAGGAGAATAATTAGTTGTGTCTAAGGTTGAGCCAGTTATTGGGTGAAAAACTGTTAAATAATCTTCAAATACATCTGAAAATTGATATGTAGCTAACATACCCATACTATATTCTGCTCGATTATGTGTCCCTCTATTAATATCAGGTGTGAATTCTCGTATGTTTGGTACAAGATATTTTGCTGTGGTTTTTTTTCTATCATTGAAATCTAACCCAACACGAAATCTTGCAATAGATGTTGTCGGTACACCCCTATTTTTGTCATTTGTTACAACTTGTTCACCAAATTCATTAGTATAAACATAATCCATATTCATGGGTAACAACGCCATAGCAACACCATCTTCATCTATGACTTCAGTAATATTAAAATATTCTAATTCAGGATATAGTGATACATTATCAGAACCAATAACTTTATTACCACTATATCTTACACATTCTATTGTTCCTGAATTCGTTTGTAGATTACATTTATAACCTGATTTTGCTCTTATTCTACCATTTCGTTTTATTGCGTCACTATTATCGTCTGTAAATGAAGAGAAAAGTATTAATGTAATTGGGTCTATTGATATACCCCTATCAGATAAATCAAAATCACTTCTTGTTATGCCAATTTCACACAATTCTTGATTCCCCCAAAATGGATATACCTCTATAGTTTTATCAAAACTTACAATTTGTGGTAATCCATCAATGTCTATACTTGATTTAAAATTATAAAATCTTTCAAAATTTGATTCACCTATTCCTTTTTTTATAAAATCATAAGGTCTCAAAGAAAAACAACCAATATCAGATAAATCAATATCGACGTGTAATCTTTGACTTCCTACGGGTACTCCCCAAATCATAAAATCACCAGCATCATTTGTTTTTACAGTATAGTTGTAATATTTTTCATATACTTCTAATACTTCTTCCCTGTTTAATATGTCGGATTGACTCGGAAAAGTACCTGTAGGTACATGTCCACCATGTTGTTTTTTGTTTGGTAATAAATTGTATCTGTAACCATCTTCATTTCTATCTCTAACTTCTATATATGGATATAATTTGGAAATTACTGGGTCATTAACGTCATCATCAGATAATTCAACGAATATTGAAACTTTCGCGTTTGGTATTCCTAAACCATTATTTGCGGAGATTCTTCCTACAACGACACCGTAATCAGAACACAAGGATGTATATACATCTTTTTGAGTGAATTTTAATGAGAGAACTTCCAACAAATCATAGTCCTGTTTTAGTTCAACTACAATTTTTTGGTCAATTCCAATATCAGTGAATATTCTATGCTTTTGTACCATTATAATAATAAATAGAAAAAATGTTATTTTCTATTATTATAAATAAAAATTAAATCAAAATGTAGTCGTACCTAATGTTTTTACCCTTATTTTAATATCCTTATTTGGAAATCTTATCTGATAAATTTGATTAGACTTCATATATATGGTTAAATCAGATTGTTGTATTTCTTTTGTAAGTACATCTTTATATGATTGTGCAACTTCAGAAGTTGAATATTCCCCACCTGTCAAATTATATACTCTAACTTCAACAACATTGATTACTCCTGATATATTACCAATTAACCTTATTAAATCTCCAACAAATAATGGGTCTCCCATTTTTCTTTTATCAATACTAAAATAATCTGTTGTGTCAGTTATCACTGTTTTTAAAATATCTGTTTGAGAAACATTTTTATCTATGACTAAATCTAATTCTAATTTTAAATCAATCACCTCTCCATTATCCAAATCTATGTAATCGTTAATCATACGATATTCAGATAGATAATTTATGATATTATTTTTTAATGTACTTGAAACAATGTCTGTCAAATTTCCTCTTTCATCATATGATAATACTTTGATTACTATTTTGTTATCAATTTCCATAACATTTACTTTTGCTGGCGCGCCATATGTGGACGGCATATTTTCAATCAATGATTTATAATCATTTAATGTAACTGCTCTATTCTGTGCAGCAAAATTATATGCGACCATGTTTCTTAATTCCTCTATTGTCGGTTGGTCTGCACCTCCTATTGCTGGTGTCACATTAGTTGTTCTTAATGATTGTATAACTTGAGAGTTAATTGCGGTATTTGGGCCTAATACATTGAATTCAAGATTATCAATACTTTGAATTACGTTTACTCCTAAATTTGAATCTCTACCTCCACCGATTCGATATTTTATAAATAAAGTTGTGTTTGGTTTTGGTATCATACCTAAAGACATATTATTCAAAAATGAACCCAAATTTACTTTTAAATTGTTTGTTATATAATCATCTAAATTGTCCATCGGGTCAACATTACCTGAACCGAATGTCATTAAAAAATAACCCTCAGGAGTATATTCAGTTATGAATTTGTCTGTTACATTCACATAATTACCTGCAACAAAATTATTTCTATCAGAAACAGATGTGGGGTCTGGTATGAATACTTTATCTTCAATTAATGATTTAACTTCATACCATTTATTTACATTAGAATCAAATTCTGATGATGTTGGATTTGCACCAAATGATGTGCCTTCTTTATGAATAACAGAGACAATACCCAACACATTTTGTTCAGGTAAATAAATTTTTAAAAATGGTTTTTGGTCAATTTCAGTGATTACTTTTCTATAAATTCTTGTCACACCATTAACTACAGCTTCTCTTTTCGTAATCGTATATGATATCAATTTATTATTACCATCAAAATTTGGTATTTTGAGTCTGTTAGGTTCCCCCCTATTATTGAATGGATTTGAAAAATCAATATCTTCAGTTGTTTCAAATATTTGACCTCCACCTGACACTTGTGCACCACTTTTTAATAATCCCAAATACCTTTCATCTTCTTTATCACCACGTACAGGTACATTGATTGAAAAATCACATAATGCAACAGACGGACGATTCCCTGGTATTCTTAATCCATAAGTTTTTGCTATATGATATAAAGATTGACGTTGTTGTGCAAAATCTAACATTGTCTCTTGCCAAACTCTATCTATATGAAAATGTAAATTATCTGCAACCGCAGCATTTAAATCTAATAATACTGAAAATATTGACGCATCATTAGTGTTTTTAACTAAATCTGGATAATATAATTTTGTTAAGTTTACAAGTTCCTGTCTTAAACTCGCGAAATCTCTAACTGAGTAGGATATTTTTTTTGCCATTTTAAATGTTTATAATTATAAAATCAGATGATGAAAATGCACCGTTATTTACGGTGTAATCAATTTTTACTTTTGCTGTATATGGTTTAGTTGATAAATCCGAAACTCTAAATAATCTATCATCCTCCTGTTCTGAAACACTTGTAGATTCTGAATCATCATTTTCTGCATTGATTACAGTAATTGAATTAATGTCTAAGTTTGGAATAAACTTTTTTATAGCTTCTCTTATTTCTTCTTCAATCAAATTCCATGATACTATATCATTTTGGTCAAATATATATTCATATATTCTTGTACCGAATTCTGGTAAAAAATATCTAGTACCTTTTCTTGTCAATAATAAATGAATTAGATTTGCTCTAACCTCTTTCTCTGGTGTACTAGTCATCCTCAAAAAAGTTCCTTTGTTACTATCCCTGAATGGAAAATCTATACCATACGTAGCCATATGAAATAAATATAATGATTGATAAAATGGTTATAAATAAAAACTCGGACTATTCGTCCGAGTTTTTATCTTTTTCTTTTACTTTGGTATTACCCCTTTGTCCTTTTGGTTCGTATGGACAATGTCTGCAACCATCTTTTACGGAACCACAACAATACCCTCTTTCTAAATGATATATTTCAGTAAATACAACTCTTGTATCAACCAAATAATAATGTATTCCTTTTTCAAAAGTTCTACTCATGTTCAATTTTTAATTTATATGTTAATAATTCAATTTTTCCATCTTGATGAATGATTATTGCAGTCATTGACTCTACCCAATCTCCTGAATTCAAATAATGTATATTATCTATAAATATGTTTTTATCTTGGTGTATATGACCACATATGACTCCAACACATTCATTATATTTTGCGATTTTTGTTGCTGTGACTTCAAAATCATTTACATAATTAATTGCAGATTTTACATTTTGCTTTAGTGGTTTTGATATTGATTTATATTTTAATCCACGATATTTTCTCCATTTATTATAATATGTGTTTAACCAAAGAGCAATATCATATCCAATACTACCTATTTTTGATAACCATTTATATTTCAACATGAAAACATCAATATCATCACCATGAAAAACATAGTATCTTCTATTTTCAAAAACATCTTCTTTGACCCAATGTTGTATATTCAATACAAAATTTCTTACGATTTTAATATTACCTATATTAAAATCGATAAATTCATCTAAAAATTCGTCATGATTACCTCTAACCCAAATGACGTTTGTTTTTTTTGATATTTCAAATAATTTATTAATTACTTTTGTATGTTTTTTTCTCCATTTAGACCCTCTATTTATTGCCCAACCATCAATAATATCACCATTTAAAATCAAATTTCTACATTCGTTATTTGATAAAAATTCTAATAATTCTTCTGATTTACAATCCCTTGTACCTAAATGTAAATCAGATATGATTATCGTATCAACCATTGAGAAATTTTTAAACTAAGTATAAATAACGATACGGTTGTAATAATAATTAATTCTAAATTAATTTTCTTTTTCATGACCAATAATTGTGACTTTTATAAAACCATTTTATATTATTTCTATTTATCCAAGAATTTAACATTAGATATAACATCCACATAACACCCTTATTTTTAAATCTTCTACCTGAAGTATATATATATCTATCTATTAGTTTGTGTTTATGTTTTTTTACTTTTCTACTTAACATCCAATCCTCAGCAACTTTTATATTGATGTCAAATTTCCCATATTCTTTAAATTTTTGTACATTCCATAATTGGAAACCACCAACAACAAAAGTTTCTGACATAATTTTTTGAATAATGTGATAAAATTTCCAAACATAATTATATTTGTTATCATCACATTTATAAACACAACTTATTAATTCATATTCATTCATTCTTTGTATACATGTTTCCAAGATTTTTGTATCGTACAACATAATATCTGCATCCAAAAAAAGAACATAAGGGGTTTGAACTAAGTCAAACCCCTTATTACGTGCCACACTTGGCAAACCTCCATCAATAATTCTTATATGAAACTTTTCTTTTACGTATTCATGTAATTCAATATCCTGAATGTCTGATGAATCTGCAATTATTATATCAAAATTTTCGGTTTGCAATTCTAAAAGACTTAAACATTTTATTAATGTTTTTCCTTCGTTTTTGCTTGGTATAACAATCGTCAATCTTTTCATCATTCATAAATATTCATTTACTTTTTATAAGAAATTAATTTCTAATTAAATTAAATACGAACTATCTCGCAACTCCCCCCTGCACAACTGAGAGCACCATAATCACTAATGTCCTTGAACTGTGGTTTATCAAGAATTTCTCCAAAATTTACTTCTTTGAATTGTCTTGTAACTGTTTCCCATTTGTGGAATAAATGTACATCTTTCAAACAATAGACCATTTTCTTTAAATCACCTTTAAAGTAATTCTTAGCAAACTTTTTGGCCCTATCTAACCAATACTTCTTTAGTAAAACTTGTTCTCTTGTTCCAGTAATAGGCAAAGCATATTCGGTTCCCATGTTGATTAATGTGTCACACGCATTCCATAGATTGTTTTCAAAATAATGAAGACCGTCTACAACCAATCCAGAAGCCAATACAGCACCTTTACCATATTCGGTAACCAATTCCTCTAATGTAAGCACAGACGTGAATGGTGCCTGATTAAAATCCTTGTCACCATAGTCTGAAATAAATGATACGGCTGTGAAATCTTGTCTGTTGTCCCAGATATAGTTTATAATAGTTTCTTTATCATCTATAATAACTGTGCAAGATGTATTGTGGTTCACAGGATTATATACACACTTTTCAGGATTTGTACCAGCATTTACCCAATTTTGTTGAACAAGTTTAATTAACTCAAGATGTTTAACACCTTTCATATCCTTTTTGAATAAACCTTTTTTCGGATTTTCAACCGGTACAAATACAACATAATCACTTTTAGTTTGTGACCACACACTATCCTCTAAAAGAAACTGCATGTTGTTATCTAACCATTTTGCGGTGTTGCTCTCTTTATTAAGTTGCATGATACGGAAGTATCTTTCAGAATGTTCTGGATGTATACCAGATGATGTTCCTAATACTACAGAAGCATTACCAGAAGGTTTTACGCATGTGGTTCTTGCTGCTTGATTTATACCTATAATTTGAGCAAGTTCTTTATTAGTTTGTTTAACAACTTGTGCACCTTCTTTTAAAAGTTCAGCGTTGAATAACATAGGATTGTTCATCCATCCAGTAATACTAACCCCAAGAAGTGCTTCTCTAGCAAATATCTTTTCACTTACTTCACCAAGATATGGGAATGAATTATACCCAGCTTGGAGTGTACCAAGAATTGAAGCATCTCTACATGCTTTGAAAAACTTTTCTTTAGTTGTTGCTTTTTCTGCGTTAATCTCAGTAAGATTACAACCTTGGATTCCAAATTTGTGTTCATTTGATTTGACATAATGACAAATATCTTCATAGTCAATTTTGGAGAAATCAATTGTGTCAAGAATAGGTAATTTTAAAATTTCAAAACATGGATTAAACATGTCGAACCATGAATTTGCAAATAAGAAACCAATATCACTATCTCCTTCATTTAATTTTACAAGATATTCAAAATCTTCTTTTGTAACTTTCCCTCTCAAAAGAAGAACAGAATTATTACTTCTTGCTCTTTGAGGGTTTTCACTTCTCCAATTTCCAACTTTTGCATGAATCATTTCTTGGTCATTCGGGTCCACAATCATGTTAAGTGCTGACCTTCTAACACCACCAGATAATACAGCATCAGAAGCGTGACAAATAATATCAAATGCTAAAATTGGTCTGATTTTATTTCCTTCTTTCTCAATCCATTTTTCTATTAATTGTTCAATTTTTTCCAAAGATTGTTTAAGACCATCAGGCCCAGGTGCCTTAAAACCACCACTAATATAAGTCCCTTTTTCTCTCACTTTAGAATAATCAAACTTTACTTCATATCCAGCATATTCAGGGAATGGTTGTTTGTCAGCAAAATAAGACGACATAAGAACGCCCAAAGCGTCTGCCCATCCTTCTATACTATCAGGTACAATATAGGTTTTGGTTCCCAATGTTCTTTTTTGAATGCGGCTTAAATTATCTACAAATGGTAAAAGTAATCCACCACCAACACCGCAACCAGATAAACCAAGATAAAAAATTTCTTGGAAAACACGATTACGCATAATATGTGTGCTAGTGCAATTAAACATTCTTGTATTATGCCTCATAATTTCATTGTAACGATATTGAAGATTTCTTTGTGATGCTAGTACTGCTTGGTCAATCATACTTTCTAATGCTGAAAGTAAATAATCATCAATGTAAGTACCTGCATACTTTTTTCTATGCCCATTAATAATGTCTTCGCAGGATTCTTGCCAATTTTCATACCTATTTAGGTCTTCTCTCCATTTGAAATAATCAGAATACAATTTTAAATCACTCAAAAACTTTTTACCTTTTTGCATTTTACTTTTTTTATATTAATTTTTATTACTTAATTCTTGTCTTTTCAGAAAAGCCTGTTTTGCTCTTTCTTGTCTGTCTTGTACTTTTTGTTCCTCTACACCCAATAATGTACTTTGTGATTCAGTATCAATTAATATATATTCATTGTTAAATTTACAATTTTCAAAAACAATACCATCTTTTCCTATTCTAGATTTTAATAATGCAATTGTTGCAAGATTATGTTCTTTCTGTTCCAAAGTTTTAGCCACAGATACAATTACATGTGCAATTTGTGCTTTTTTTATGGAACCACCCATTTGGTCAGTATTAACAATATCAGATGATATTGAATCTCTACCACCTTGTGTTGCAGTCCATATCGCTAAATTAAATTCACTAGATATAGATTCTAATCTTCTCATTATTGCACCCTCACCTTTCCACTCTTCACCATTCGCAGATTTTTCTGGATGTATACAATCAACATAGTCTATGATTAACAAATCAATTTTGAAACCATCTGCAACTTTTTTTCGTACTATTGATTTTATTTGTGATATTGTAACTTCACTACTTGGAAGTTTAAGAAGTTTAAGTCTTCCTTTAGATTTACTTTTTATTTCTTGTACTTTATCAATTACTTCGCTCTTATTGTCAGGTTGGTAATCAGATGGAATTCCAGACCATATAGTATAATGTTTTCTTTTGATATCTCCCATATTATCTTCAAAAAAGATTTGAAGAACATTAAAATCCATATTATATGCCGTGTTAGAAAATTTTGATAGAATGGTAGTTTTACCAACACCTGTTGGTGCAAGTATAATTCCTAATTCTCCACGACCTAAACCACCCTTTAAGAGGTTATCTATACCTACTATACCTGTGGGTATTGGATGTCTGTAATTCTTCTCTAATGCACTATCAATATCATCAAAAACATCAGTTGGTTCATCTTCTTGAACACCAACCTGTAATGCATCTACAATCAGATTTTCGATTTCACTATACTTTTCAAATTCTCCACCTTCAATAATTTTATCAACTCTTTTTAATACTTTTTTTAAATTTTGTTGTCTACAAAAATTCAACGCAGTTTCTTGAACATAGTCTGTATTATGGTCAGAATTTTTTAGTATTTCTAACGTATCCAAATGTATGTTACATGTAGTATTGTTACCGTTCTCATTTACTATTTTTTGTGATAAAGTAACATAATCGGGTATCCTTTCAAATCTATTATAAAACTCCTTTATATTCTCCATTATGAATTTAAATGAAGAATTCTCAAAAAATTTACTTTCAATTATATCTATAATCCTTTCAGCATATTTTTTATCTTCAATAATTGCTTTAATCAATTTTTGTTGAAAATCAAACCCTAAATATCCAAAGTTTTTTTCTGACATCTTTTTTTTTTAAAGTTCATAACCTAAATAGGTCGTCTCCAATTCTGTCATGGATAACGTTTCAGTTAAATCCGATAAGAATTGTTTCAACCTATTACGAATATCAACCGTATATCTTACCTTAGGGTGATAATAATATGCTGGAAATATTCTTTGAATAAATACATTCTCATCTAACTTAATTACTAAATCAAAATATTCTTCTTTATCATTATTCACTTCTTCCACAACATCGGGAGACAAAAAAAAGTTTTGATTTTCACATAGATAATCAGAACTTTTTATTTTCAAATCTTCTGAAATTGTCTCACAAATTTTTTTTACACATTCGTGTAAATTCATTGAACGCCTTGATTTTGGGTTATGATTTTTTACATTAAAAAATCTTTGACAAATAATATTGTCATCAAGAGATAATAAAAACTCAAACTTTGTTAATTCTTGTTGCATATTTAACTGTTTATAAATTGATTAATTTTTTCTTTTGATTGTTTCATTCCATCGGAGAAATCATTCATGTTCCATCCTTTTGAATCTTCTGTGATTAGTGTCAATTTACCATCTAAAAATTGTCTTAATGTTTTTTCATTAATTTCCATCAACTCACCAGACTCTTTAAATCTTAGCATAAAAGTTGATTTTTTATACAATTCTAAAATTGGTCCTTCTGAGTTCAGTAATTCAATTTTACTTTTCATTTTGTTTAATTTTTATCATTCTTTTGTTTTTTTCTTTTCTTGTCAATCTTAAAAATGGATTTATAAAGTTTATCCATCCATCATCTGATTTAGGTAATATATTGAAAATACCATCCTGTGACATCATTTTCAATGTATTTTTGTACGACCTTCCTTCTGGGTCCAAACTCTCATTTATAAGACTATAAATATCATTCTTAGCTTCCTCTGTCAATATTGGTTCTTTTAATTCTATAATTTTTTTTGCAATTTCAAAATATTCATCCCCCATAACTCCTTCCTTCGTTACCCCTGTCAATAAATTGATAAGTTTTCTATTGTCTTTATCATTTTCATGTAAGACTTGTACTTTATTAATTATATCTTCAATCGTAAGTTTTTCTTTTTTAATTTCAGGAAAAAGTTCAACTAATGTTTTAATACCAAAATTTCTTATTCCATGAAAATTATCTGAAGAATCCCCACATATCATTTTAGCAACAACGATATTTTCTACTAAAATATCTTCGTTTTTAAAATTTGAAATGTCACCAATATTTATAATCTTTCCTTTTTGAGGATTATATAGTTTAATTTTATCAGATATTAATTGAGTTAAATCACCGTCAGATGAATATATTATGATATTGTTTTCATTTGATTGTTGTGTGTAATATGCAACACAATCATCTGTTTCACAATATTGATACTCACCTTGTCTAACATATATTTCTTCTAAGTATTGTTTTATTCTATATCGTTGATATTGGTATGAATTTTTTTCCTCTTCAGATTTTAATCTTTCTTTCCTATTTGCTTTATAATTTGCATATATTTTTTTTCTTGAATGCGACGAATCTTCACCATCCCAAAATACAACTATTTTATCTAAATAATATGTTTCAAACGCTCTCCTAAGAGTATTGAGAAAATGATATATTCCTCCAATATGATTTCCCTTGTAGAAATAATTTTTAACACCATAGAAACCGATTGTAAGTAAATTGTCACCATCAACTAATAATACAGACATTAAAGTTTATTACAGATTAATAATCGGATTCATCTTCATCATCCTCAGTTGTTACTGATTCAGATAATGTAAAAACGCCACCAAGTTTTTGAGACCAAAATTCTGAATATTGTTTTTTGTATTCTTCTAACGCCTCTTTCGTATCAGGAATATAACCATTATGTACAACAATAAGCTTACCATCTTTATAACCCAATCCATTTACGTGATTCTTTAATATTGATACTTTAGTTCTCACCGCATATGAAACTTTTCTACCTCCTTTAACTGCATCTATGTGATTAATACCTGATTTCTTTTGATTTCCAAATAAAAATACAAGTGCGGATGCTAACCATAATGCTTCTCCACCTTTTGCTTTAATCTCAGGTTGTCCAAAAGGATTATCGGGTAGTTCTACCCATGGTTGGTTTACTACAACCATCGTCACATAGAAAGGAGATTCTTTTGTTGGGTAATCTTCTTTTTTTGATTTTGTAATCCTTGCATGAATACCCATACCGATTTTATCAGAAAGTACTGATGCGTTATGTTGTTTACCACCTTTACCGTCATATGTCAATTTACATGGAATAGAACCGATTGAATCCCAACAAATCAAAATATTTCTTGGGATTTCACCTTTTTCGTGTAAATTCAATATTTCATTCACAAAATCTGTTGCTTGTTCAATATAATCAAATGAGTCATTGAAAATAAAATCTCCAACCCATTCTCCATCTTCATTTTTTTCTGCCTGAAATCCAAGTTCAAGTGCATGTTCCCATTTCCATTTACGTTCAGTAATAATAAGAATAGGTAAATCTCCTTTTTTTTGTGCATCTACTGCAGACAAAATCATTGCTGTTGTCTTTGAAGAGTTGGTATGACCAAGAAACATATTAATGTTTCCCATTACTGGACCGGGAAGACCACACGCTTGATTAAATGCTTCCCCACAATAATAAAAATCTTCATTCTTATATTTTGTACTACTCGAAAACTTAGAAATATAATCAAAACTTTTTTTCTTGATTGCCATACTACAAATTTTTGGTAAAGGAACCCCAAGGATTGGTCTTTGACCAATCTGACCAACCCAAGGGGTTCACTATTTTTGATTCAATTAGAAAGGTAAATCATCATCAACACTATCATCAATTTGAGGGTCGACAACAACCTTTTTCGATTTGTTGCTTGTAATTTCAGATTCTTCCATAGCATTACTTACCCATTTATTGGTGACAGAATCCCATCTCGGTTCTTCCCCCCTTGCAACCATCTCAAGGTAATCTTCTCCTTTCTTGGAATAAACATCAGACCATACAAGTTCGTCATTCTCCCAAATTTTAGATGTTTCTTTATCAGTATGTAAAGGTCCAGGGTCTTCGGGAATGACTGAATTGATTACAGTATACTCTTTACCATTACCAGATTTTGCTAAGGTTAATGAAAGAATCAAATCTCTACCATTTTTAATATCGGTAATATTTCCCTTGTTTTTGAATATAGGAAAGATTTTATCAAAAACACCATCACCTTTTGCATTATGCTTAAATCTCCAAAATTTTACACCATCCTGTTCATTATCTCTATCAATAACTTTTACAATGTAAAATTTACGTGAGCGATATGTTTTTGCATCTTCTTTACTTTGTGCATCTCCCTCCATCATTAGACCTTCGTAAACTTCATTTAGGGGTGAACGTTTACCTTCTTGTGCTGGGTCATACAGTTTTAACCATTGACCCCCTACTTGAATTTCGTGGAATTTTACCTCAACAAAAGGTGATGAACCGTCTTTTGTCGGTAAAATCCTAATTCTTCTTTCTTCACCTTTAGAACCTTTAGGTAAAATTGTGGTGAAATACTTTTTCATTCTCTCGTCCTGAGAAACTTTGTTGCCACTTGTGGCTTGTTTGTTTTTTTCGTACTGTGCAAGTACTGAATCTAATGTTGACATAATTATAAATTTGGTTATGTATATAATATAATAAAAAAAGGTCAGAAAAAAAACTCTGACCTTTTTATTTTTGAAAATATTTTTTTACTCCAACGTCAACAAATAATTTAATTTATTTACTTCACCTAACATTTCATCTCTTAAATTTAATAAATTTGTATCAGTATCATCAATTTCACTTGACATTGATATTAATGAATTTCTAAGTACTTCAATAAATTTTTTCAAATCTACGTCTCGATAGTTCATTAATTCTATTGTATTAGAATTGTCATCCAATTGAAACCTACCATATCTACCCATCGATTGTTCAACAAAATTATCAATCAATTCATCCATTGTATCATAAAAACCTGCGAACGCATTATGTTGAGCATAACTTCCTGAGCCAATTGTTTGCCAATGCAAAATTTTCATTTGTGACTGCAAACCAATAAAAAAGTTTACATTAGTATTAAAATTCTTCATCTTCTAAATCTGAATTAAACGTATCCCTTATATTATCATTAGAATAGTTCATTATGTCATCTTTTGTCAAAACATATTCGTTTTTACCACTCATTTCCATTTCATTTTTTTTATGTGCAAAAAATTCTTGGGGGTTCTGATTGAATGGATATGAATCTAATGAACGAAGATTTAATTTTTCTTCAGGAGTTTTAGGTTTCATTCTTTCAACTTTACTGCCCAATTCTTCTATCTTTGAAATGATATTATCCATATTAGATAATTTTTGTTCCAAATCATCCAATTTTGTAAAAATATCATTCATTTTTGTTTCAACACCAACTGATTCGGATTTTTTATTTTCCATATCTTTTTTGATACTTTTAGTCATATTAACTAAATCAGTGATATCAATTTCCTCAGTATCCGTTCCACCTACACCCGAATCGTCAGGAAGGGGAGGAGGAGGAACATCACCACCAGGTGCTGGCGGTAAATCTCCACCAGGTGCTGGTGGAGGTACGTCACCACCTGGTGCAGGTGGCGGTAAATCTCCACCAGGTGTAGGTGGTAAATCTTGCTCATTCATTAATTTTCTCGCATATCGATTAATTTCTTTATATCGTGCGATTTCCTCTAATAATTTTTTCTCTAACATAGTTTCAATCTTGTAATAATTGTCTACCGTCTTCGGTAAGATATTTTTTATTTATTCTTTCAACAATACCATCCTTTTCTCTCACAACATAACATTCACCAGTAACCATATCACAAACTTCTTTTTCTTTAGTATTTGAATTTTTTTTATTTTCAACATTCAAATATTTATCTAAAATATTTTCAATATTATTTTGTCTCATAGTTTTTTATATAAATATAGTAAAAAAATAAAAATTATTTTTCCATAATAAAATATACAATATCTCCTTCAAACAATCCTAATTTATTCATCAAATATTTTGACATTCCGATTCCAAAATTTTGCACGTTTGGACCAAATGTTATGGGTCCTGATATTGTGTTATTATCAAATTTATATTCTACCGATAATTCTTTACTGTTTTTAGGATTAACGAAAAATGTTTTATCATTTAATAATTGATTAAAGTTATTATCTTGATTCAAAAATTGTTCAACAAAATTTAAGCTATAAAATGTAGAACTATCACTTTTGTTTTTAACTGCACTCCATAATAATTTTGTACCGTTTTTCTTTGTTACTATTTCCATGGATGTATTATCATCTATTATGTTTTTTTCTCCACCCATAATTACTACTCTTGCTCTCAACCATTCCTTATTTGATTTAGTTGGGTGTGTGTAGTTTATTAATTGTATAAATTCACCTCCAATACTTCCATTATATGGTACAGAATATATATCAGTAAATCCTGCTTTTTTTACAACATTTTTATAAAAATCTTCATTGTCAAGTAAAAATACTGGTTTTGTTGTATATGTTATATTATTATATGTAAATGTGTACCCGTTATCAAATATTTGTTGTTCATTTTTAATTTTCAAGATTGCTTTATTTCTTATTTTATCAAATAAAACTCTATATGATGATGTAAACGAATCTTGAGGGTCTGGTAATGATTTGAAAGGAATCCTTGTACCTTTAAATGTTGTTGTGAAATTGTTCGCTTTGATGTTGTGAGTCACTTCAGTTATCCAATATGAACCTTTGAACATTGGAACATTTTTCAAATAAAAAAACATAGTTGGTTGTATCATAACATTTCCAAAACAAGTAACATCACATGTATATGATGCTTGTCTGTAATAGTCAAATAAACCTACATCTATATTATATGCTCCGGCACCAGATTCTGTTCTAGCAATGTTTTCCATAACTACAAACGACTCTGAAGTGTTTTTTAATGATGATTGGTCAAGTTGTATGCTTTTGAAAATAGATTGATTTTGGTCGCCAAAACTTACTTCAAACGCAACTACTCTATTTGATTTTGATAAATCAACATTCTCGAATGATTCCAAAGAGGTTATCAATAAAGGATTATTATTTGTATCTGACATCACAAATGAGTCATCAGCAAATTTATATTTTTTATTTTGTACATCTAAATGTTTAGATGTTTGACCAATATACTGTATTATAATCTTGGGTGATGAATCTTGATAATCCACCTCTAAAAAAGTACCAAATAAATTTGACGCAACATTTTTAGATGGTGTAATCTTATTAAGGTTTTTTGTATTGTTTCCATAAAAATTGACATACGCGGGTATAGGTCTCATATCTAACCCTGAATTCTGTAATAACACTGAAATTATTCCATACAATGTTATTTTTGAATTTTTTGGGTCACCTAAATTAAGTAATCTATCAATATTTATATATAATTTATCACCAATATCTTTATTGGCTTTATCCAAGAATAAAAATTCTTCAAGTAATAATCTCTGACCTATAGAATTACCAGCAATCCATTTATCATTGAAAGATTTAAAATAATTATATAACTCTATTTTAGGGTCTTTGATATTATATCCTGGTACAATTTTTTTAAATGTTTCTTTAGGTATTTTTTGTTCTAAATTTCTAAAATTTGCAATCAAAAAATTTAGATATACTAACCTACGACTTTCGAAACTTCCTACATTATTTACATCTGATTTTTGTAATATATTGTCAATTAAATATTGTCTAAAACTTGTCAGATTATTTATTCCATTATTCTTGCGATATCCCGCATATATGTAAATTAAAGGTCTAAATTGTATAATGTTTGTTTCATTTAATTCGACATCAAGAACTTGAAAAAAATCCCTATAATAATTATTAGTATCTTCACTTAAATATAATTCTATAAGTTTTAAATTGTTCGTTGTTAATTGTGATGTATTAAATAAATTATATGAAAATGTATTAATTGGATTCAATTTTGTAAATCCATATAATACATGTAAATCAAATTCTTTAGGGTTCCCAATAGTAATTTTTAATTTATTATTATCTGATGTAATTTTAGTTGTAACTTCTTTAAGTTTTTCGACTTGTAATTTTTTCAAATCCAAAATTAATGCATCAATTTGTGTATTTGTAATTGTCGTTTTATCTATCGTTACAATTTCTTTTAATAAATCTTGAAATTTAGTGTATCTTACATTAGGAAACCTATAATCTTTTTTATCATTGAGTTTTTCAGATGAAAATTGTAAAAATATTTCTTCGAATTCATCTAATATTTGTGGACTAAATGTTCCTATTAAATCCAAAATCTTGCGATAATCATCATTTATTGAATATAAATTATCCAATGAAGTTGAATTACTTACATATGTTCTATGATATTGATTATAAGAAGGAAAATTTTGATTATCGAAATTGTCATTAATAAACTCATCTTGCCATATAATTCTGAAATTTTTCTGTAATGCGGTTGAAAAAGTTTCAGAATTAGTTGTTAGTTCACCTGTAGTTAAGTTTTCGATAATATTATTATTACTATTATTTCCATCACAAGGTAATAAAGTATAAAAATTTTCATTGGATTTATATTTGTTATTGTCTACAAAAGATGTCCAAAATTTCAATAAATTAGCTTCATTCGACACACGTGATAATATTTTTTTGTCAATAACATTCTGTGAAAAGGATGTATTTCCCGATAATACGTCATAATGATTGTAATCATTAACTACTTGATGAAATATCGCGTCATAAAAAGGATGGATACCAATATCTCTCTGTTGATTATATGTGACAGTCTCACCATTAATTGTAAATGCTGTGAATTCTGAAGATGTTTCTTTGTTATTGAAAAATAATTCACCGTCAATTGGTCTTGTTTTTTTATTTGGATTTAAAATATTTCCTAATATATCAACACCATCTATTATATATTTCTTATACCTATGATATATTGAACCCCATTTACAAATTAAATGATATGGTATATCATGTGTTGCTCCAATTTCTCTGAATAATGCAGAATATTTCACTTTAGAAACTGTATCTCCACCTATAGACACAATCTCATCTAAATCAATAAATGGTAACGAATTTAATAACAAATATGATGATGCAACATATTTTCCGATGCTAGATTGTTTTATAAAATCATAATATATTTGTCTATGAAAAAATGATGTATTCAATAAATTTACATTCGTGTTATTGATTTTTAATTTATTATCAAACATATTGATTGTGTATTTTGATTTCACATAATTTACACTATCAGATGTTTGTATTAATGAATCAGTAATATCAACAACAAATTGATTTGTAAATTTCAATTCATCATCAGTATATGAATTTTGTTTCAAATAAGATAGATATAAATCAGAATTGAAAGGATATATATTTTTTCTATAAGATTCTGCTTTATACGTTGATAATTGCTTTTTTAAATTATCATATTTTTGAGTTATTATATTTTTATTAATTGAACTATTTTCAACAATTTTATATGGTACATTAATAGAATCTTTTATATATGGTATAGTTGATAATTCATCTTGATAAAATGGATATCGTTCAAATGGTGAATATTCACTCAATTTTTGTGTCAATATATTTACACTGGTAATATCTTTACTTAAAATATTAATAATTTCAGTATCTTCAACAATCGAATTTTTTATATTTATAAACTCAACATCTGATAATTCTTTCAATGTTGAATAATCAAAAGAATCAACTAAATTTATGTAAGTTGCTCTTTCCCAAATTTCATACAAAAAAGATGATGGAGATTTATCAATATATGGTATATTTTCACTTACAATGGAAAACGCATTTAATGGTTGAAAATTATTTGCATTTTTATCATCAGGTAATTTGAAATTAATATTATCAATACCTGTTTCTTTTTCTGAGTTTGGGTCTGATTTGTTTGTTGCAACCCTTATGTAATTTTCGACGAAATCAACTTCAGGCCATAATTCAGCATCATCCGATTTCAACTTCTCAATCAAATCATTATCACCAGGATATGCAATGACATTTTGTTTGTCTTTTTCGGATGGTTTTTTAATTTCTGGCCATGGATATATTGATTTATCATACAAAGTTTCTTTAGATAAATTACCAATGTTTTTTTGTCTTTCACTTCCATTATTAAACGATTTTTGATGTACATCTTTCATCAATCTAATATACACATCAGCATTTGCTAAAATTACCGCAAAAATATTTTTTATGGTTGGTTTGAACCCAAACCCTCCTTCAAAATCTTTATTTATTATAATTTTATTCATTTCATCTTCAACATAATTTATTAATTTATCTTTTTCAGTGTCGAATGTTTTTTTAATTTCTCTTATTTCTGAAATTAATAAATCAAATTTTACTTCATATTGTTGATTTTTTGAATTTTGTCTGTAATATTTATCACTCCATTTGATTGGTTTAGATAATATATTTTCTACAGAAAAATTTGAATTTCCTGTTTTTTGTGATTTAATTAAATTTTTTACTTCTTCTGCAAATAACTTATTTTTATTTATATTATCAACATTATTAATAACTATTTTTTCTAATGTAATTCCAGTTAATCCAATAATGTTTTCACTACTTTTTTTGTTTTGTGAATTTAATTCATACCATCTAAAATTATCATTATCAAGTTCACCTGTTTGTAACAAATATTTTTTAGCCCACTCTATACACGCTTTCTCAAAATTTTCGATTGATTTTTCAAATTCATTCATTCCTACAAAAACAATAGGATTTAATTTATCATTTAAAATTGTTTTTTCTAATGTTTTATCTAAATTTTCAGCGTTTCTGATTAATTCTCTTAAAGTTTTTATTGGAAAACCTTTTTCAACTAAACCTTTCCTTTCATATTCTGCATATATTGATTTAAGTATTTGGTAACCTTTCGATGTACGAGATATTTCAACAATAGTTTCATTAGTGTCTGTATTTTTTGTTGTTGTATTTTCAACATAGTACATATAGGGAGCATTCATTATCAAATTTAATGATATGTCATTCAAATATGCAAATGTTGAACCAACAAAAGTTGTTGTAATATCAAAATTACCTGTTGAATCATTGAATTTACTACTGAATTTGGATAAATGTAATCTGTATTTTATTGCTTTACCATAATAACCTTTCAATGTTAGGTAAAAAATTGGCCATGGAAGATGAAAAAATGCTTTATATGCTGAATTTTCAGGTGATTCAAATAATGTTTTACCTCTAACATCAATAAATGATATGTTTACCTGTGGGATTGAATTAGCTCCTTTGATTGATATGTTGATACTATCAATACCAAATGATTGTCCTGTTTCATCATAGTAATCGTCATTAATTTTAATTTGTGTTGATAATCCTGTGTTACCGAAAGGTATATTCACATTTTTTTGTTGCGAATAAAATGATTCTGTCCAATTAGTATCATAATCACCACCTTTCTGATTTCTCAAAAAATTCAAAGTTCCTCTTGCAATGGACACTAATGTATTTCTATCGTTTTCAGATTTTAAAATTGACCTCGGAATTATATCTGCTTCCAAGTTTACAAACATAATCAAATTCTCTTGTTTGACATTTCTTGGTTGAGGACTACCATCATTATCAATAACACTATTAGGGTCAATATAAATTAAATTATTGTGGTCTACCTTGACTAAAATTTTTTCACTATCAGACAAATTATTGTTCCCCATAATATAAATTATATAAATCTACTGCTCTTTTGTAATCTTGTAAAGATGGAATTAAAGGAAATGGCAATCTCAGAACATAATTGTCAGGAATTTCAAATTCAATACCTCCAACTTCAGGATTTGCCTGCATAATTAACCAACCAAACGTAGGTGAACCATAATTATCTTGTGAAACTTTATCTAATCTTGTACGTCCTTTATTATATGTTATGTACTTATCACTTGATTTTATCGGTAATTCTATACCAGGTACAATTCTGAAATTACCATCTGTTTCAAAAAATTGATATCTATCAAAATAATTTCTACTCATTTTTATAACTTAGTTTTATAGTAGTTTAATTTATCTTTTACCAATATTGGTGATTTATTTATTTTATCACCATCAACATAGATAGTATCGGACGGATTTGCGTCAGTTGTTGTATTGATTGTATATGATAATATTTTTTCAACATAATCTTTATACTTACCTAATTTAAATTTTTTTTCGGTTGGTGAATCATTAAAAAATTTATCTAAAGAATTTGACATTTTTTTGAGAACATTATCATTATATAAACTTCTATCAGTAAAAATATTTAATAAATTATTTTTTTTATTTTTTAATATTGATTTCATTATTTCAGATACATCACTTGTTGTAAATGTCGGATTATTAAAATTTATTGTCGTATCTAAATCTTCATATAATTTTGATGTATTATTATTTATATAATCAATACCATAAGAATACTCATCATATAATAAATTTTTGGTAAAACCACTTAAAGTAACTTGAGTGCCAACATTGGTATTTGTACTTTTATCTGGCATCATCATAAAATCTTTCCCATGTTTGACAATAAAATTTACATTGTCAATTGATTTAATTAATTCATCTCTTGAATTTTCAATTGCATATATTTGAGAATTATTTGTCATATCATCAAAAATAGTTGATACCTCTTTTTCTAAAAATTTATATAGATATTCATCATTTGTTTTTGTTATTAAAGAACTATCCATAAATTTATCAAACCCAAATATTACCGATGGATTACTATTTTTTAGTGTTGTTATAAATTGTCTTTTTACAACTTGAATATATATTGATAATTCTTTTCCTTTTGGATATAATCCTAACAAATCAATTGATTCTGAAGGTGATGATAAACTATCTGAGGGTGTCCAAATATCATATGTTTTTATAGTACGATAGGTATTCGATAAAATCAAGTTACTCAATTTTTTCCCATAAAAAGGAATTAAAATATTATATGATTCTGTAAATACTTTAAAATAATTTTTTATTTTATTATGTACATCGATAACCAATTTTGCATATGATAAGACCCCTTCAGAAAATTCACCGATATATTTACCGTTTCTTAATGTACTACCGTTGTTTTCACTTTCAGGTTCAGGTGTTCTATTATCTCTTTTCAGTAAATCTTCTAAAAATTCCTTAGTGAATTTTTCTGCATCTTTACCTGATATTAATGTGTTTGTTTGAATTGACCTTTCGTCATAAATCTCAGTATTAGCATAAAAATTAGATGATAGTGCGTTCTGTAATCTTTCTACTGGTCTCTCTAATCCTTGACCCCCGATGAATGATATGGAAAGTGTGACACTTGCAATCATAGGTTGTAATCCAATACCTTCAGGGTTATAATCCCATGTAGAGTCATCATAGCTTATTTGTGCATCTCTTATAACAACTTTTGAATGATAAAAGTCACCTATTCGTAGAATACATATTGGTGGGGGACCGAATGTGGTATTACGGGCATTCAAATCAGTTGAATCTGATAACCCTTTTATTGGTAATGTCTCACCAGGTCGTAAACATTGTTGAATAAACGTCAATCGTGAATTTAGCCCTTCTGGTGTTGTTGAATGGAAGGCAGGATGAAAATATCTTAATTTTTCTCTTAATGAATTAAAAACTGTTGGTGATGTTTCATCTAATTTTTTGAAATAAAAACATTCAGATAATGTTTTCATTATAATTCTTTTCATTATATCAATAGGTGGTTTTTTAACTTTAGTCGGGACTTGTGTTTCACCATCTATAATAATTCTAGTCGGGGATTGACTTTGTATTACTGTTGTATTGTCATTTTGTTTTTTTGTATCCTCAGTTGAACTTTTTTTATATGTTATATTTACTTCTGTTTTTCTACACTCAAATGCAATTGGAGATACTATACCCAATCTTGTTTTATATTTAAAATCTTTATTTTCACAACCTGGATAAGTTTCACCTGAGTTTGTAATAGTAACTGTAATTTTTGTGTCATAATCATAACCAAAATCATTTTTTGATGAATATACACTTACAAATTCTTTTTTATCTTTTGTATCTACCCATTTTGGTTGTGGTGGAGTAGAATCTGTTTTAGTAATTTTTTTAAAAATATCTAACAAGACACTATATGAACGTCTAAATGTAAGCAATAAATTTTTTTCGGTGGTATCTCTTGATGACGCACTCGAATTAATTATAATCTTAATATCCTCAGATTTACCTTCAGTCAAAAGTTGTTTTAAATCTGTTAGATAAACTACATAAAAACTATGTCGAATTGTAAAAACACTAAAATTATTATTATAAAAATTTACTTTTGATGTTATTTTTTCACTACTAACATCGTTTTCTGTATTGTATATAAGTTTTCTATCATTTTTTACATTGGGTAAAACATCATTTGTAAATGTTGTTCCAGTAAGATTTATTAATAAATTATTCAATTCACTCGAATAAATATTTTGTTTAACAACGTAGCTAGAATATAATTTTTCATAATCCGTTTGCGTTATTAATCCAGTTTCTGTAAGTGGTACACCATCATCAAAATATAACGTAACGTTTAAAGGTGATGCTTCGATTAATGATGATTCTTCTTTATTGGATTTATTTGTTACAGGTGTGTTTTCATTTACAGTTGGATTTAATACGGTTTTATATTTTCTTACTACCTCTTGGTCTGTGTTTTTTGAATCATTCAAATACTGTTTTATATACTCAATATCCGTTGGGTCCAATGTACTAAACCTTCGTATCAATTCATAAAAATCTAATGTTTCACAACCAGCAAAAAATGCATTAATATAATTGTCAGATTCTTCATCTGACATGTTTTCAAAAAATTCTCTAGTCAATAAATTTAATATACTTGGGTGGTCCACCACTATTTTGAAACCTAGTGTCCCACTTCTTGTTGTATTATTATACGTATATATTGGTTCGGGTCTTCCTATGAAATTATTTTCATCCCATTTAACACTATTTTGTTCACTTACTTTTAAATCATAAGGTGGAAACCACATAATACGACCACCATTTGGTCCTCTTTCACATACTGGTAAATCCAAAACAGTGAAACCAGGTGATGTTGATGTTTTCCATGCTAAGTTTTCTATGGAAAACATATATTTTTTAGCATAAAAAGAATTACCATCTTTATCAGTACCAAAATTATATCCATCGAATATATTTGAAGAATTTTCGAAACCTTTCTTTCCATTTGACATTGGACCAATATTCAAATTCCATGGATTAGATACTACTGTACCTTCAAATTTTCTATTATTTCCACCTATTTTCATTGTATCTGAATAGGATAAATATGGTCTATCTTTTGTCCATGTTCTACAGTATTCAACACCCGATTCTATACCTGTAAATTTGTCCACATATTTGATAGATGAACCTCTAGATAAAAACTTATCACCTTCTTTAAAAACTCTTGATGTTTGGTCTATTACATTACCGATATGATTTCTAGATTCTCCACCTTTTGGCATACTGTCTAATAATTGTTGAGTATATCCAAAAATTGAATCTTCTCTGAATTCGTAATTTGTTGATAGCGATTTTTCTAAATTTGATGATTGTGTATTGTATTCATCATTATTTACACCTAATTTATTATTGGAATTTCGACTTATCCAAGTTAGTTTACCTGAAATTTCTCCTGATTCACTTACGTTTTTTGTACGTTCAAATAATCTTGATTGTGATTCATCAAAAAGTAAACTTAGATAATAATTACTTTTTACTATGTTACCATTCATATCTGACATAGTATTGATAACATTATTACCCCTATCATCTCCAATATATGCAACTCCTTCAGGTGCTTCAGTACCAATTAAATTCTTAATACCTTGGGCAGCTTTATCAATAAAGTTAAATAGTTTTGATGTGTTTTGTGACCTTGCAGTTGTTGTATAATTTGGAGCGTATTTTGATTTTGATAATAAATCAAATAATTGTTGTTTTGGTCCTGTACCAGTATATTCAATAAATATATCTGAAGGTTTTCGTGTTTCCAATGGTTTTCTTTGTACACCGAAAATTGATAATAATGCGCCAGATGCATCTTGTAACGTTCTACCAATTTCAGTATTTGCTGTATTTCTTCTTTCTGTTTGTCTATTTGGATTAGTTAAATAATCACCAGGTATTTCTGTCCAAGGAAACTCAACACCAGCAACAGTTTGAATAAAATCAATTCCTTTACCAATTGGAGTTTTCGCAACTGTAATATTATTATTTGATTCCACTAATGGCTCCCTACCAGTAACAATATTTGTTGCAGTTGCTAAATTACCTTGAAGAGCATCTAATAATCTTATTTTTCCTAAAGTCGATTTAAGTAAGTTTTGTTCTAATCTTGAATAAACTGGTCCTTTTTGTGTCCTGTCTCGGATATATGATGCTGCAAATTTGAATAATTCAGACTCATTATCATAATTATCATTACTCATAATGCCGACTAAATTATATTCACCACTCAAGAAATAAGGTGTACCGTTATAATATAGTGATAGATTAGCTCGTCTAGGTATTGTTTCTAACACATCTTTTATAAAATATTGTGTGGGTTTAAATATGTTATTAGTTGATGGTATTAATAAATCTATCTGTCGATTTGTATCAACTGCGCCAGGGTCTAAATTTGGAAATTGATTCAAATTTTGTACTATATAATTTTGTGATGTAAATGATTGTGGACCATTCGGAACTTGTAAAGTTCTCGATAATACAAAATCTCTAAATTGTTTTGTTGAATCAAAATCTAATGGCATTCAAATGTTTTAATAATAAATAGAGCAACAAAAAAAATTAATTATGCTTATGTTATTATCTCAGTATTTGTATAACTTCTCTCATCCATAGATTGTGACTCTCTAAAAAAATTCGGAAATCTAGTAATATATCTTGCTAGTGCATCTTCCATTGCCGGAGATTTTACAATATGTTGGTGTTCGTGTATATGTCTTACTGTAATTGTTTTATCTGTTTTTTCAGTCGGATTAGGTTTTGACATTACATCTACAAGTTGTGTAAAAATTTGGTTACCTATTTTGTTATATTCAATTACATTTGGTTGACTTATAACTATATTATTTTTTTCATTATTTTTTATAGATAAATCCATCTGATTGTTAATGTCGTATAGTTTTCCTTCAGAAAGTATATTAGAATTTAAAATATCTGAAATATCATCTCTTATATTTTGTATAATTGGAAATAAATTAGATATTAAATCTGTTTGTGGTGTGTTTGGTTGACTGACTATTTTTTCAGTTACAAGTGTGTCTTGTCTTAAAAGTGTTTTATCGGTATCAATTTTGGGTAATGTATTTTTTTGTATATTGGATAAAATATTATTTGATTCTTTAGATAAATCATATAATGATTTCAAACTACTATTTCCTTCAGTATTCAAACTACTAATATTATTTAGAATTTCAGTAATATTTTTAGTTAATAGGTTTTGTTCAATTTTTGGTGGTTGAATAGTTTTATCACTATTAGATTCTATATTAGAAACATTTTTAAAAGGTCCTGTTATTGTTTCTTCATTATTTTTTTTATCAACATTTTCGTCATTTACTTTTCGTTTTTGTACAGGTGCTTTATATCCTTTATCAAAAAATAATTCTGCTTTTTCTTTTTTGGGTTTTGTTTCTTTTATTTCTGATGTTTTATATGATGTATTTTCAGCATATGATTTAAATGAATTACTTATTTCTTTTAAATATGTATATATTGTATAATCTTCATATGATAAATAAGATACTAATTTTGCCAAATCATCATTTTCTGTTGTAACTATAGGTGATGATGAATTTTTACTATTAACTTTAGCTGTTACATTTGTATTTGATTTATCAACTAACGTTTTGATATTTCCGTCTATACTTGATAAGTGATTCTTCGAATCCTTATTTACCGAAAAAAGTCTATCGGACATACTATTATATGCATCTGATATTTTACCAAACGCACTATTTATTAAACCTGTCATAATGCTAATGTTATTTGAGATATTATCTTTAAATTTATCATATGCATTTTCGCCTTCTTTCTTAGGTTCAATTTTAGTGGGTGTACTTTGTTTTTGGGGAGTTACTGGTTTGGTTTCTGTACTGCTTTCTTTTTTTAATCCAAGTGCATCTTCATAAGATTCTATTTCTTTTTTAAAACGATTTATAACTTCTTTATCTAATTCATAATATCTAAGTTGTTTATCATTTAAACTATTTACAAGACTAGTCAATTTAGAGGTAATTTCTTCGGTTACTGGTCTATTTTCGTCGATTTCCATTCCAAACGTTTCCATCAATTTTCGCATACCCTTATCCATCACAATATTTTCCAAACCCCTACCAGCAGTAGTTCTCAATCGAGCTGCAATTGAATTCACTGAGTTTTCAATATTTGTTATACTTGTATATTGATTAAATATAATTTCTTCTTCTGTTTTCTTAGTTAATTGACTTCTATATTGTTTTATCATTTCAACTTGTGCTTGGTCCAAATTTTCAAGTGCAACCGAAGTTCCACCAAAAAATTCTTGTAATTTAGTTGAATTACTTACGTCAATTACCATTTTTCCATCTTTCATCTTAGAAATATTGGTAATAAACTCTTTATCTTCATCATCCAATATTAATCCTGCTCTCAATAAATCAGATGCAGCTGAACTTTTTTCTGCAGCTGCAATTGCACCTTGTGCTAAATCATTATACGTCACACCTAAGTCTGCTGCCATTTGTTTAGCATAACGTAAGTTGACACCTGTAATCTCAAAACGTTGTTGTTCTTGATTGTATGTAGCCAAATTAGAAGATGCTTGAATTAATGCATCTTGTAATCCTTCAACATTGTTAGTTGCCATATACATCAACTGCATAGGGTCATTAAACGCACCGATGGCACCACCTAAAACTTGTAAATTCGCAGATAATTCTATTGCACCTTCAGGAGACATTACCTTATCCGCAATTTTATAAACTTCTTCCATCGACATTCTAAATTCTATGGATTTTTGAACCATTTTTGTAAGACCATCGACACCATTTTTAAATCCATATTGATTTAATTTGTCAATGTTTGCCCCGACTTGTTTGGTGACATTTTGTGCCCTTAAACCTAAAGAAATAGAATCCTTACCCGCTCTTGCAATACTTTCCATTGCTTCTGTTGCTCCAATACCAATTTTTTCAAATGCAGGTAGTAATGTCGTCATATCATACATAGAATCCATATATGCACCTGAAACTTGTGCAGCTCTAATAATTGAAGTTTCATTAAGTGTATAAAAACGACCAGTATTTTTTACTAATGCAACTGATGTTTCTGCCAAATCTTTAAAACTAATACCATATTGTAATAGTTTTGGACTTGCGTCAGTTAGTGTTTTTCTATAAGATTCTGCAAATTGAAAATTTAGACCAGCATCTTTATTTATTGCGGTTCTTAATGCTGATTGTTCTCTATAATATATTTCTAATTGATTTACAAGTTCTATAAAAGAAGATTGAATCAATTGTTTTATAATTTCTGATGGCTGAGTAAAAATATTTACTTTTTTTGGTTGTTTAATAATACCCATGAATGACTCCACAAATTTATCAACCTTGATATTTTCTTGTTCAATAGATGTGAATTGTGCATTACTTCGGAATGCACTCAATATATTACTAAATGATTTTGTATCATTATTATTAGGTTGATTACCTCTAGATGGACCTTCTCTTTGTGCCCAAACTGAAAAAATTTGGTCAGCTTCTCCTCTATCATTTACATCATAACCATCATTTGATACTCTACGAAGATAGTCAGAAAAATTTGAAGAATTAATTGCATGTTGCTGTAGTGTTTTTGACCTTGCCATACAAATAAATAGACAATTATTTATTTTCTATTTCCATGATGTATTCGATAAACCACCTTCTTTCAAATATCGGCATAGATATGATATCACCATATGAGAACCCCTTTCTTATCAGAAAGAAAATTTCTGATAATTGTGTTTTTTTATAATCCGTAGAAAACTCGAAAAAATTCAACCCCAAAGCCGATTACATAATCGACCTCTTCTCCTGATGGGGCTTTTGCTTTTCTTTTTAAATCAAGTCCAGGTTCATGTTCATTAACAAATTTCCTAAACTCTTGAGAATCTACTATAGGTAAATTCAATACAAAATTTCTAATATTCATTTGGTCCCTAACACCCGCAACAGATTTTATCATCATTTCCAATCTTTTTGTTACCAAGGGTGCAACATCATTACCATTCCAATTATTTTTTATATTCTCAAGTTCTTTTTCTTGTTTTTTGGTCAAAAATTTAAATGTAATATCAATTTTTGATTTTGGCATGAAAAATTTATATTCTCCATTTATATCTGCCTCCAATTTAAAATCCTTGTAATTTAATGTGCTTAAATCAATATTATCATAAAAAAACTCATTAGTTTCTGGGTCAGTTAATTTTACTTTATATTCAGAACCGAATGCAGTATTTCTTAAAAAAATTAATATTGCTTCTTTATCTCTATCAACAATTTCATCATAATTAATATCTTTATCTAAAATTTTTCTTTTCAATAATTCATCTATTACATTACTTGTATTAATTATATTGGGTGATGATAATACATTTTCATCTGATGCGGTCAAATAGGCAACCCTAACTGATTTTTTATTGTTTTGATAATAAATTCCTTTACTCGGTAATTCAACAACATCATATTGTATTGTTGGGTCAACTCTTAATTCTTCCATATTTTATTTTTTTTCAGTATTTTCTTCTTTATTAGCATGATAATACGGTGTCATAGACTCTACATCAACAAGAATTTTTATTTCATTAATTTGTAATTCACTGTTTGAATAAGATTGTTTTCTATTGAAATTTATACCCTTAACTTTAAAAGTCAAACCATTAACAATGTCACCAACGGGGTCCAAATATTTAATATTTACACTTGTAATATCAAATATACTTTTTGGATTAAAAGTATAATTGACATTTTCATAAAATTTTGTTTTAAATATAAAATCATTACCTTCATTATATAACTCATATTCTCTGAAAGTATATGAAGGTACGTCACTACCATTTAATTCAATTAAAAATCTATTTTCCATTAATGGTTCTATTGCATGATACATAATTGTAGACATAATATTTAGTTTTAAATAAAAAAAATTCCCATAAAAAATATATGGGAATTTTATTAAATTGTAAATAGAATTTTCTTTTGGTTACAAAAGATATGTAATAAATACTAGTATACTTGTATACAACGGTCCATTCTAAGAGATGCATCAATTGTAGCTAATTCATCTTGGCTATAGTTCAAGTCACCAAAATTCAAGCCAGTTAAGAAACATCCTTGAAGAATCCATTTTTCAACTACAACACCTGTTGGGTCGAGCATTTCAAGTTCAACATCTTTCTTGTATCCTGCTGCGTAACCCATTCTACCTGTCACGGATTCCGCATGTAAACGAAACCATTCCATTAATGCTTGTGATGCAGAAGGTCCTATGGGGTCTTTAAATTGAACTTTAATTTCTTCCCAATCGAATCTACCTGCAACGTATGTTGATGTATTAAGAAAAGGTATTTCAACTGATTTAATTTTTGCTGTTGGTCTGCTTGTTGAAAAAACATACCATTCATTTATCCCCAATGATGATGGAAACCTTAATATAAACCTATTTTTTCTTTTGGGTTCGTAAGGGAGGGGCATTTTCATTAGTAAGTCCGCCATGTTAGTATTATATTTACAAATAAATATCACCTTATAAAAAAAAACACTTAGACAATAAAAAAAATATTGAAAGTATTAAAAAATTTATGTTTATGAAAAAAATTTGTCTCAACCTATTGATTTTCTCGGAAAAAATTCGTATTTTTTCTATACTAGTACTTAGAACTAGAAGTAATATCTAATAATTAATATATAAAATTTAAAAAAATAATAATAGAAAATAACTAAAAAACTAGTTCTAGTATACTGGGTAATTTTTTTTTTGATATTTATTAGTATGAAAATTATTCTTACTGAAAAACAAATAGATAAATTAGTAACCTTATTATCTGAACAAGGTTTTATAGACCGTGTTACCGGTAAAATAAAAAGTTTTTTTTCTAATGAAGAGTGTAGTACTAAATTCACTAAGAACGCAAAAAGTTGGAAAGATGTATATAGTATTCTATTAAAGAATAATAAAATTAAAAAGAATGAACCATTATTAATAGTTTGGGGTCCAACACAAACATTATTTTATACCAATAATGGTGTAAGTTTAACAAGACAATATAAAATTTCTACTGGAGCCAATGGATTTGGAAGTTCAAGTAATTCATTTCTCACAAATCCTGGATTAATGAAAGTGTCAGATAAAATAAAATCACCAAAAAAATACCAAGTATTGGTTGGTAAAAGACCCATTAATAGTGTATTAGGACCAAATATTGATAGTACTAGAAAAGACGAAGAAGGACATTTACATAAAGCTGAAGTTTTGACAGGAATATTGGTATTACAGGGATATGAAGAATGCAATAAGAATGTATTTTCAAGAGGTATATATATACACGGAACAAATTGAGAAAAACAATTAGGTAGAAAAGCATCTGGAGGTTGTATTAGAATATCAAATAATGGTATATTGGATTTACTTTCAACAATAAATGTCGGAACAAAATTATTTGTTCAACCTTAAAGTAACATTTCAAATTTCATTGAACGACAATGAATTGTTTATTACAATGTTCACAATTTAATTTTATGTCCATGGTAAAATATATTTGATAGTTATTAAAAGTTCTATACATGTAAATATAATAAAAATAAATAAAAAACCCCCTTAAAATTAATTAAGAGGGTTTTTTGATGAAAAATTAGGAATCAAATATTTTCAAAAGATGCTCCTGTTGGAGTAATAATAAATTCAACATCAATAAATTCTAACGATTTTATTGGTTTAATGTATATTTTACCTCTCAATGTATTTGCATCAAGGTCTTCTACATCATTCGATACTGTAACTCTAAATTCAGATAAACCTCTTTCTCTCTTGATTGATTCTAGTATTGGATTGACTAGTCTTAGGAATTCATTTCTCACTTGCTCATCATTTTGTTCGAATAACAATCTTATTGCAACTGCCGAAATAAGTTTTCTTGCTCTTAAAAGAAGTCTTCTAACGTTAATTCTATCAAGCGCAGATTCTTTTACCTGTAGAGTTTTGTTACCCCAAATGATTGTACCAGTATCTGCAAAGGTTGCAATTGGATTGATTCTAGCATTATACAAATCATCTCTTTCATCAAGTGTTAACTTCTTAAATGCTTTGACTGAATTAACCAACCCTCTTTGATAACCAGCTACTGCAAACCATGGATAAGTAATGTTATCAGTAAGTGCGATATTACGTACTACTTCACAAGTGGGTGGTACATAGATAAGACTTCCATTATCTTCATCTCTTACTTGAATCCATGGCCAATATGTTGCAGAATAATTAGAATCCAAATCAATTGTTTCTAAGTCTTCAATAACATCATCCGAAGTACTTCTATTTTTACTATTGATGATATAGAGTGAATCCGCTCTGTCCGTCTCAATCATGTCGATTGATTGTTGGGTCAAAGAGGAATGGTCAGATAAATTGATACCAGGAGTCGCAAATACATTGATGTCAATCGCTTCTGGATTTGAAAATGTTTGAATACCTAGTAGATATGAATAATAATCAGAATTACCTGTTGTGTTATCAAACACACCATTTGTAGTATTAGTATTTGTATGATTTAATACATATTGTGATTTACCAAAAATGTAACTATCCGAATAAGTTCTTACATCTCTATAAATGTCCCATCCATCAAAACCACCAGCGGTAACAAATGTGAATTTCCTGTAAGCAATACTTGTTAAAAGTCCTTTGTTAGTCCCTTCTAAATCATATTCAGTTGTTTTAAATTCATAACCATCATATGTACTACCAGTGATTGTAGATGCGTTGGTTGATAAATGGAATCCATGAGTAACTCCAGTTGCACTTACACCTTTATATTTCAGTAAATCTCTATCAAATTTGTATCCATCTTGTGTTGAAAAACCTAGAGATACTTTTCTTACTTTGTCACCATTTGATATTACGGGTATACCATTTGATAAATATTTAACAACATCACCCGCAGATAAATAAGATGTTTTATATGATATTGAACCAAGAGTTTTTGTATCGAAATCAACATTTGTTGTATAACCTTTGAAACCAGCAGGAATTGCATCTGTTGGATGATTATCAGCCATATTTAACATGATGTATTTTGACTTCAATTCATATTCACCATTAGATGTACCGATTTTTTTGGCAATATAACCAGGTAATGTTGGGTTTAATGAACATCTTGTATATCTCTCCAATACAACCATATTATCATCAGTATCATTGTAGTCTCTGACTAATACATCAAATTGACTATTTTCTAAATCAACGTTTTGTATTGTAATCTTCACATCGAAATTTGAAGATTCACCATCTGAAATTGTAATAACTTGGAATAAGTTGTTTACTTTATTACCCCTTACTTCTGAAACGACATAAGGAGACGATGATGTCTTCCAAGTAGTTAAGAAGTCATTACCATCTAAATTGGTTGTAACGGTCGTACTTAGACCTCTAATGAGTCCAAGACCATATAAGTTATCGATTTCATTGTTATATACTTCATGAACATATAATGGAAAATCACTATAATTCCTGTCAAATACATCAGTACCTAAAACTTTAGTAATGAATTTTGAAGATGTACTATCAAATGATGTTGTAAACGTTTTTTCTCCGCCAGTAGCTCCTGTGACACTTAATGTAAATTCACCAAGAGGATTTGAGCCAATGTCATCAATGTCAGATACTGTGACACTTGTTGCACCACTTACTTCTCTTATTAATGCATCATTTACATATCTACCTCTACTTCTTAAAGCAGCAACCACAATATCATCGTAATCTGTATTTACAGAAGCATCATATACATATCTTGTAGTTGTAAATGATGTCGTTCCACTATTATATACAAACAAATATGAATGTACTGCAGTTAATGCATCGGTAAACATTTGATTATACCATTCTTTACCGTTGGTATTATCATCATTGTACAATCCTGTCAGTGGTGATAATTCCTCTAATGTTGAAGTTAAACTTGTAGTTCCTGATGTTGGTACTAAACCAATTACAAACCATTTGTTATGGTCGGCAGTTGTAAATCCACTGAAATTCTGAACAATGTATTCTGTCATTGAAGTACCATCAATCGATGTTTTACCCGTCAATGATGAGTAGAATGTTGAACCAGTAATACCTGATTCAGTTGGAGTGGTTGTACCTGTAGAACTTGACGACAAACTATTTTCCCAAGCAGCAATAGATGTTGTTCCTGTTTGAGAAGGTTCTAAACCACCAAGTGTTGTTATACCATATGTTCTATATGGTTTATGTCCTGTGAGACCTAAAATCCTTGTTACAAATAATTGATTTGACTCTTGAAGATATGATTTTGCAACATATGATAATTCATATCTTGGATTACCATCACCATCTTTCAATATGGATGTCCCACCAAAAAATGTCCTAAATTCGTCGAAATCACGAATCAAAATAGGTTCAAAAGCAGGACCTTTCAATGCTTCACCTACCACTCCTAATGTTGTTACACCAATACTTTGTGCAACAAACGTTAAATCTTTTTCTGATGTATATACACCGGGGGATACAAAAACTCTGTTTGAAGTTGCCATTAGTTTAAAAAATTTATTAATATTTATTACTTATCATATAAATATCTTTATTTTATTCAAAGATTAATTTATATTGACAAACTTCATTTTTTTAACTAAAATATACTATACTTATCTTTGAACCTATGACTGGTGTATAATTAAATGTAAATTCATCGTCACCAGATACAAAATAACCATTATCTATTTCTTCAACTAAACCATTTATATCAACAGTTATGACATAAGATATATTTGAAGTAGTGTTAAATGATAATGATGAACCATCATAAATGAATGTTTCGTTTCTTAATTGAACAATTTTACCATAATTATCAATATATACTTCAGAGCTTTTTCCTTTATAATATACTATAGTTACTATACTTCCTTCTTGAGGTGGTTCATCAAATGTAATTTTTGATGTATTTGAAATATGATAATAATCTACATTTTTTATTTGTACTAATCCATTGATTCCAACATTTAAAAGAAATGTTATCGACTCTCCGACACTAAAAGTCGTGTCAACACCGTTTGCTACAAATGATATACTTTTAACATTAATATCTTTATTTTCATATTTTTTCTTGGTTTCGATATCTTCTATCAATTCATTCATCAATAAAAATCTACTTAAAGCTGGTTTTACTTCAAATTCATCACGGTCCACTAACAAACCTAACATTATAAATTTATAGTTTTGAATATAAAATCTTCTTCCATCTATTGTATCTAATGGTGTTGTATCGTCATTACTTTGTAAAATTATTGGTATGTAATGTCCCTTTATTATTGTATAAGATTGTCTTGACGCGAATTTTTGCATTACAATTTTATTCAAATGATTTGTATCAGTAAATTTGTTACAAACTAATGATATTTCATATGTAATATCAACAGCAACAGGTTGTGGTATTTTATATACATCTGCGCCTTTTTTGTTACCATCCCAAGTCGGAATAGTTTGGTAATAGAAAACTTTCCTATCAGGTATAGTTCTTTGAATTGATGGATTGGAACCAGGTTGTACATCTGGTTTCCTTATTACAACAATAAATGGTAATTTTATGTTACCATCATTATCGGAAAAAGACCAATTAGATGAAAATTCTGCCCATCTTTGTACAGTTAAAATTTTGTCAATGACAGGAATTTTTTCTCCATCTGATACTATAACAAAATGTTTTTTTACATATTCCAACATACCTCTATCTAAATCATCATGCAAAATAGAATCAGGTAAGTATGTATCTGATTTTGTAATATTATCTAATAATTTTTGTCTATTATCCTGTACGTCCTTTCCTAATAAAGGATTTCTATTTTCATAGACATCAATATTGTTTTTTCTTTTAGGTCTTGCCATTTTTTAAATACCTCTAAATTCATTTTCTTGTACAATAGCACAAGTTATTGTTCTATAATGTGGTTTATAACCAAACATTTTATGTTTTCCGTCTGACGTGATTCTTCCATCGTTGGTAACTTGATAATATCTTAATTTATCTTCTTTATCCGCATAACCAATATAATCACCATATCTGATATCTATACCTAATTCTTCTAAATGTGATATGTAAACTGATATTATAACATTCCCTGCTTCTTGATACCTCATAATTCCACCCTTATATGATACATTTTTTGGGTCATCAATCTTGACTATACCATTAAATTCAACAGGTGGAAAAAATTTTATGTCGTCTTTTCCCGCTTCACCATATATATTATTAGTATCAGTTTTTTCTCTATCAACTCGATATAAAACAAATTTCATGTTTATATCTCCATGTAGATATTCTTGACCTAATTTTATTTGTAAAAAAAAATCATCCTCAGAAAAAAATTTAGATAATCTTGTTATTGGTAATTTAGAATTTGACATCACATTGTAAGGTTTTTTTGTTTTACTATATTTTTTTGAATTTCATTGAATAAAAGACTTACATTATTTTCACTATACCAAGATGAATGAACATCTTTTATATCCAATAATTTGTAAATTTTTTTATATGGATTTATATAAATAAAATCCCATTGGTTTTTACTTAAATTGTATAATGGAACAGGTATTTTATTATTAATTAAATATTTATATTTAATAAATTCATTTACACGGCTGTAATTCATTCTAAATTTCTCACTAAAAAATTTAGACATTTTATCTTGATTTCTGAACAAAATTTTCTTTTTTTCAAATTCATTATATTCAGAATATGGTTTACTCACGGGTAACATAAAATTTTTACCAAATCTTCTTGATAACAATAATTTATCATCAATCAATTTTTCATAACCATAAAAAAATACTGCTTGAATTGGTTCATTAGGATGTATTGCACCAAGACCAGCATCATCAACTACACCCTTTAAACCAATTTGATATACAATCGATGTAAAAAATTTATTAGGTTTTATTTTTAGTATATTTGAAATATCATATATTATACTCCATAATGCTTGAGCTCCAACAACACTTTTTTTGAACCAAGTTGAATTATAGAATTTATAGTTTAAATAATTATAACATATATCTTCAATCAATGAAATCTGTGGTTTTGAAATTTCCATTTTATTTTTCAATATTGAATAAATTCTCTTTAAATAATATGATATTTTATCAAAATCATCTTTTGATGTAAAAATTATATTAGAATTATCTGATATATGAAAAAGATATATTACAGGTTTGTCCTGTGCAAAAGGAAATACCCTATTTGTAAAAAATTTTTCATCGGGAATAGATTTAACATCATTCCACTCCGTATTAAAATTGTTATTTATATAAATTTTTTTTGATTGTAGTAAATCAGATAAAGGATACGCATATAAACCTATTGGTGTATCATATGGCGTATAGATATTAATATTTGATACTCGATAATCATCTCTAAATGATATATAAACATCTTGAAAATTATGTTTTACAAGCATGTCATGAATCGATTCAGTATTAGTTTTCGATAATTGTTGTTTAAATAATTTTTTATATTCACTACTACTTTCATCTAATAATGAAAGAATAAATTCATCGTATTTAATTCTAGATAGAATCATATATAATCATTATTTCATAAATAGTTCTCAATTTAATATTTATTTATAGATATTATGAGATAATTTATATATATTGTATGAATATGGACATTGAAACACCTGAAATTAAAGCAAGAAATATTTTAGAAAATTATGAAGGTTCTAATAATCAAATATTAGAATGGAAAAAAAGATTATTAAATAAAAAGATTATTAATCTCACTAGACCACAATCAGACTATATTTTAAAATATCATAATATAAACCCTAAAGTTGCAAGAAAATTCTTAAAATTATCTTCTTCATTTGCAGATAAACTCATGGATGAGAAAAAATTAGTAAATCCTCCTGAAAGTATTTGGTGTGAAAAATTATTGTGTGATACTGATAAAGCATATCACATATATGGAAAAATTATTGAATCAGAGAATAACTATTGTTTTTATGTTCCAAAAACAGCTATAGTTGTTGAAGAAAAAAAATTGGATAGAGAAATTGATTACACAAAATATTCTAATCGACCACCGCTTGAACATCAAAAAATTGCAATAGAGAAACTTTTAGCAAATGACCGTTATATTTTAGCAGATGAACAAGGGTTAGGAAAAACCACAATTGCGGTGATATCATCTTTAGAATCAAAAGCAAAAAAAATACTTATTGTTTGCCCCGCTTCACTTAAAATAAATTGGAAACGTGAAATTGAAAATTATACTGATAGAAGAATATTAATTGTCGAAGGAAGAAAATGGGGTTCAACTTTTGATTTTTACATTATCAATTATGATATCATAAAAAATTATCATACAACAGAAAAATCAGAAGATAGTGATGATTATAAATTATTAGTAAATGCTAATTTTGATTTAGCTATAGTGGATGAGTGTCATTTTCTCAGTAATCCCCAAGCTAACCGCACAAAATTATTAAATGATGTTTTATCTGAAATACCAAAAGTATGGTTGTTATCGGGTACACCTATGACATCAAGACCAATAAACTATTTTAACTTGCTTAAAATTGTAAACTCACCTTTAGCAATAAATTGGCAAACATATGTAAAAAGATATTGTAAAGGATATCAATTCAAGGTTGGAAATAGAAAAATATGGAATACAAGTGGTGCCTCTAACTTGGATGAATTGAGAGAATTGACTAAAAATATTGTGCTTAGAAGATTAAAAACAGATGTATTAGATTTACCAGAAAAAATTATTTCACCGTTATTTTTAGAATTAAAAAGTACTTTTTATGATGAAGAGTTAGAAGATTTTATGAGAATTACCAATGAAAACAAAAATAAAGAAAGTATTACTGTCACCTTAAATAGACTAATGAAAATTAGACAATTAATTGCAATGGAAAAAATTCCATATACCTGTGAATTAATTGATAAGTTTTTAGAACAAGATAAAAAAATAATTGTATTTACAAATTTTACAAATACATTAGAAATATTACACGATAAATATAAAAAGATTTCTGTAACCCTTGATGGTAGAATGTCTAAAGATAAAAGACAAGAAAGTATCGATAAATTTCAAAATAATGATAAAACAAAATTATTCATAGGTAATATAATTGCTGCAGGTGTTGGTATCACATTAACAGCAGCAGAAACTGTAATAATGAATGATTTATCTTTTGTTCCAGCACACCATTCTCAAGCAGAAGATAGGGCATATAGGTATGGACAAAAAAATTCAGTATTAGTTTACTATCCTATATTTGATAATACAATCGAAAGAATAATTTATAATATATTACAAAAAAAGAAAAATATTATTGACCAAGTTATGGGCGATGGTGAATATTCAGAATCATTTAGTAGAGATTTGATTAATCAAATTTTTTAGTTCTTTAAATCCACCAACAATGAGTTTTTCTAATTTTTTGTCTTTTGGATTGGGTATCGATAACACAAATCTGTTTTTTTCATCTACTTTATCAATAATAAATTTATTTTTTGTACCTTCCTTATTAAATTCGAATATTATTTTGTTTTGATAACAAAATAATAAAATTTCTTTCATTTTTTCATCACTTGTATCCATATCTAAATATAAAATATTTATTGTAATATGTCAAACTATGTCAACAGTAATATCACAAATAGATAAAGAAAAATTATATACTCAAATATTTCATTTATTAGGAATGCCTGTAAGAGGTATTGAACTTACAGAAGAACAAATGGATTCATTCTTAGAATTAAGCATTAATGATTACGAACAATACATTTACAATTGGTTGATTGAATCACAATGGTCTTCGTTGGTTAATGTTGATGTTGACGCTGTTTCATTGACTAGAGCATTTACAACAAGAAGTTTAGATTATGAAACACAATATTCATATGCATATTCTAAAATTGTTGGTTTACAAGCTGGTGGACCATGGGAATTAAAAAAAGATTATATCACATTAACCGCAAATACACAAACCTATATAATTCCCGCAGGAAGAGAAATAAATGAGTTATTATGGTTCACAAGGGCAGAATTAACTGATTCAATTGTTGACCCATTTTTGGGTGGTTTTGGTGGTCTTGGGGGTGTTGGTTTCGGTGGTGTTGGTGGTTTTGCACAAGTAGGTACATCAGGTTCTTATTTCATGTTACCAGCATTTGATTTATTGTTAAGGATGCAAGATAGAAACATTAAAAACAGATTAATTGGTGGAGAATTGACATATAGAATTACCGCAGGACCAAATGGAACAAAACTTGTACACTTATATAATACACCAGGTGGTAAATTTGATTTTGGTTCAATACAACAACATAACTACCAATTATGGTATTGGTATTATGAAACTACAGATAATCGTGATGAATGTTTGGAAGCAAATAAAGATATTGTTAAATTACCATCAGATGTTGCAACTGAAATTTTAACTTGGTCTAAGTTGAATAAACCTGCTCAGAATTGGATAAGACGTTATTTGATGACTTATGCTAAAGAAGGTTTATCAAGAATATGGGGTAAATTTTCTGGAGAGTTACAAGTACCCGATAGTACCGTAAAATTAGATTATACATCTTTACAAACTGAATATAAAGATGAAAGGTCTAAATTAATTGAAGAACTGATAGGTACTGAAGGAATATTAACAAGATTAAGACCCGAAAAGTTATTGGAGCGAAAAAAATCAGAAGCGGAATATTTGAACGCTGCATTAAAATATAGAGCGATGATATATCCAATCCAAGTGATTTAATCTATTGCAAAATATATATTTGAATCATCTTCTTGTATATCTTCATAACTATCAATAGAACTTTTTTCTTCATAGTTCACAACTTTTCTGTTATGGTTGACCCAATATTGGTCAATAATATTCACACTGTTATCAACGTACATAAAATATGGGTCTTGTTTCATTTCATTCCAAAATCTAACTTCACTTTCAGATAAAGTCATAACTTCATCAAATTTATCTTGACCGACCTCTTTCAATGGATATCCATTTACTAAGTCACATTGTATTTTAGTAAAATATTGCCTGTCTTTTGGGTCTTCAATCAATATATCATCACGAATCTCAGGTTTAAATACTACAAGAAGTGGTTCAATTCTTTTATTAAAAATACTAATGTATCTCGGAACATTATAATCACCGGTCATTTGAGGATTACTTGTAATGTCTTTTTCTGGTATCATATAACAATTGATTTCAACATAGTCAAACGGAATTGGTTTACCATTATTAATATAATATTCTTCTTGTTGTTTCTTTGTTGCTTTTGTTATTTTTTGAACATCCCCCGATGTTTTCTTTTTACCATTATTTACATAGTATATAGTTTCACCCAAATTAGCGGGATATTGACTTTGTATAACAAGTTCCATATGTGCTTGTCTTGACATCAATACCCCTGATTTAGTTCTCTTGGTAATGTGGTCTTTGTAGTATTCAACGGATTGTTTCATCCTACTTTTATTTGCAATCTTAGATAAAGGTATTTGTTTACTAAAAATTTTATCAATATAACTATAATATAATTCTATAAAGGAAACACCATCACCATTTAATAAATGTTTTAGTCCTTCGTCTAAAAAGTCTGAAATATATTGTTGAAGTTTCTTTGACTTGATAGTATTACCAGTTAATTTAATCTTTTCTTTACCTTTCTTAATTAATTTGATAATATAATTTTTTCTTGAAATATTGATTGTCGAAGGAGAGAAATAATCCAAATCAAGACCCATTTCATTCCTCATAAACAAATCATTGAATTCTGCTGTATCTGCTTCAACACCACTATATATCTTTCCTTTTTCGACCAATTCATTATTTCCAATACCAACATATGTATGAGATTCAACATCTACTGGTGTTTCAAAGTTTACACCATCAGTATCCATAACTAATGGTTTATAACCTTTCTTCATATAAAACATAATCATCATTCGAAGACACTGTCTTCCGATACAAGTGATTGATTCTGCTTTATCCATTTCTGCCCATGGAAATACTTGTGGTGCTGATAATGAACCAAAGTAACCGTTAATGAATATTTTAATAGGTAACTGCTTTCTATCATACATTTCAGACAAAACAGGATTACTATCTTTTAATTCACCTGTAAGTCTCTTATATTGAATACGAATGTTCCTAAAATATTTCAGTAAGGACTTCTGAACACCCATTACATCACATTCAGGAAAAATATCATAGACAAGTTGAATGGATGGATACAGAGATGCAAAGTCAAACTTGACAACATTCTTAGAATAACCAACATTCAATAAACGAGATAATCCACCAGTAAATTTCCTTTTTTCTACTTTACACGGTATTGCCAAATTATTTTCATATGACCAAGATAACATTATGATTTTCCATAATGTTGCAGTTCCCATCGTAGATATACGTTCATATGTTGTGGGAATCCACTTTGAAAGTAAAAATGTAGACTGACTAAATGATTCGTCCACAATCATAGTTTCATAAAGGTCATCGTCAAGATATTGTTCTATTATTTTTTCACCATCCCATATTTCATAAACATTAGGAAATCTTGATAATAAATTTTCAGTCCCTTTTTCCCCAATCTTTCTATACTTACCTGTTTTTGGATTTACATAATATTTGTCATTCGATAGATATACATTTGATATTTCTTTACCATCAACATATACACGATTAGGTTTTTCTTTTTCAAGATATTTGGTGATATATTTAAGACTCCAAGATTTGATTTCCGAATTAATTGCTTGTGCTCTTCTAACAGAATGAGAAATATCAATTATATTAAAACCAAACAAAGTATGTTGAGTATAAGGTTCAATTTCATTTGCTAACTTTAATAACCCCTCTTTTTCTTTCAAACCTCTATTACCATATACCGATGTTAGTTCAGTAATATCTAATCCTAAATATTTTGCTCTTTTTAATATAAATGGAAAATCAAATGAAGCAGAATTATAACCACCAATAATTGTTGGTTTAATATCTTTTATATAATTAAAAAATGATATTATTGCATTTTTTTCACCATCATCACCAAATGTTGGTATCGTTTTCTTAAAACCTCGATTATCTTTTATGCCAATTAGGATTATATTATCCTCTTTTGGATTTAAACCAGTAGTTTCAATGTCGAATACTAATCTATGAACACCATTATAATCATCAATTCCTTTAAATAATCTTTTTTTCTTTTGTACTAAATATTGTTCTACGGGGGATAAAATAGTAAAATATTGTTTATATTTATCATTCCATATATCGATACCACCTGTTTTGAAAAAACTTATTAGTGATGAATAACTTTTTATACTTTTGATTAAAAAGTTATGACCGTTAATTAATCTTGGGTGGTTCTCAGTATTTAATTTTTCAATTACGATACCATAATGTTGTATATATTTTTTTTGTTCTGATTTAGAACCCCCGTAAAAATTTAACTGAGATAAATCCCCACACCACAAGAATGGGGTAAACGTATCAGGTTTTATAATTTTACCCTTTTCTGGGTCCTGAATTATTTTATATATTAAATTTTTTTGATAATCGTATTCGACACCAACTATGTATTTTTCTGGGTCAGAACCGAACAAAAAGTTCTCAATAACTTCTTGCGAAATTAATTCTTTCATGTACAATAATTTTTGGTTGACACATTAGCTTGCAGACGTATCTGCAGTTAGTCTTTATAATTAAATATAGTGAAAAAATCTGTCAAAAAAAAAATCAAGAAGTGTGTTGAGTTAGAATATGAATGTTTGCGACACCATTTTCTATCAACCAATTTATCCCCTCTTGGTATGTCAAATTTTCGATTATAGGTAAATTTGTTTCAATATCTAATATGTAATATAATTCTTCCATCAGTTAAATGTTACATTTATTGTTTGAGTTGGTTGAGCACAAGACGAACCATTAAGTCCACCCCAAATAAAATTTTTAATCATCGGTCTTATTGTGTATTTACCACCACCTCCGCAATTACAAGCAGTATCATTTGTCAAGTAAATAGAATTAACATCTGGCGTACCCGAAACGCATCCATGAAGTACTCTCCAAGTATTTGAACCAATAACAACTGAAAAATTAGTATTAGTTGTTGCTGTTCTTAACGCATCTGCAATATCTTGTACTTTTGAATCATTCACTGTCAATGATGTCCCAAGTGAATTTGACAATGTCATAGTTGTATATGTTCCTGTTAATTGACTTCTGAATGTTGTCCAAGCATTTTCAATTGTTGTACCAGGTGCAGCATTACCAGTAAATAATCGTGAAAAAGTTTGACCCGTACTCAAGTCTGAAGCAGTCAAATCAGCGGTTTGTACCCACAAATCTGTTCTACCTGTTGACCAATTGAT